AAGCAACGGATTTAGCTTTTTTATCTTCCTTAATTTGTAGTTTGAATTTAACCCAAGGGATTAGTGCGTCGGATGGTGGACGCTTGCCAGCTTTTCTGCCTTCTAAGCGGTTCAAAGCAGCCTGAACGGGATTAACTACGTTAACTACTATTTCACCTCCTAAATCGCGGATAGTTTCAATATCCCAACTATTTTTAAGCGATGGTTCTCCGATAGAATCTGAAGCGCCAACAGGTGAATTTCTTTGTAAATCTGCAACAGCTTTAACAAATTCGTCCTCAATAATATCAAATGATTTTTCTCTTAGATCTGCTGCAAACTTAGCAGCATCAAATCCACCAATATATTCGATAGACTGAGCCATAATTAAACCTTAGCTAACAATAAAACCCAATAAAGATCTTGCTGTTTTGATTCTTCAATATCAACACAAACAAATTTTTGCATTTCAGAATCTTCCGAGAATTTCAAATAATATTTATGGGTTGCTCTTATAATTTCTTTTAATTGTTCACTTTTAACAATCGTAGCAGCATAGTTAGGTGTCTTTTCATAAATGCCTATATAGGCATTTATCGCACGTATAGAAAGCTTTTCTATTTTTGGGTTAGTATCATTCTCCTGTCTAATAATGTTTTTTGTTTTCCCGTTATCATCGCTGTAATATAGCTCATAACTGTTAGCTTCTATCTCTAATTGTTCTAACAAAAATTGTCTATTTTCTTCTAATTCATTCATGTTAAAGACTCTTTAATTAACTAGGTTTTGTATCAATACTACCAATCTGAAAATTAGATTGATTAACCACAGGAATCACTTGATCAGTTTTTAACTGTGCATTACTACGATACCGTGTAAAAATAATTCCTTTTTGTGTTTCAACTTTTCTAAACCCGCTAACATTATCTCTATCAATATATTTAGGAATGTTTGAAATATTAGCTTGTTTACTTTTAATCGCTTTAACCTGTCTAGTTGCATCATAAAAACGTTGTGATTCAATATTAAATAAAAGATCTTCATCCATTTTATAAACCTTTGAAAAGTGCAAAAATTGCTTGATTAAGTGCTGATTTAACTATAATTTCATTCTTTTTTAGACCAATAAATTGGTTATTTGCATTACCTTCAAACGATTCAGATTTAAGTTTTAATTTATTTGCTACTACATCATAATAGTTACTATAAACAAATCCTACACCGTCAGTAGTGTATGGAATATTAACACCTTCTCTAACTCCTAAACCTCTTATAATTCTATTGTCATATTCTGTCCATGTTTGCCATTCACCACAAAGCATTACACCTCTATTTCTAGAAAGTTTTTTAAGTATTCTAAATTCATCATCTGTTAAAGTTGCAGCTTGTTTTAATAACGGCATGAAAAAAGGTCGATCTATTTCTTCCATTTCTTCAATCGTTTTTTCAATAATTTCATAATTTAATTTATTCAATTCTTGACGCAAACTTATATTAGTTAACGAATAACTAAAATTAGTTTGTAAACCTGTTTCGGCAAAATATGGAAAATCATACTCATCATAGATACGTTCATCACTAGCTAATAATGTATATAATTTTTTATTACCACCTAAAAAATATTTAAGTATCTTTTCAAAAAACTTTAAATTATTTTTTGGTATTTGTATAACTCTACTAAAAAATAACCAATTGCAATCTAACCACATTAATAAACCTTTATCCTCTTTAGGCTTATCATCTGGAAAATTCCATCTTTGTCCGTTTATATAACCATCATTTTGTCCTCTGTCACCTATTCCCGTATAATCAAAAGATTCTTTAGTGATAAATGTTTTCTGTCTTTTTTCGGTTGCTGCTAATGCTCCATCTAAGGCTACTACATTACCCGTTTTAGAGGCTGCAACCGTATCACCTAATGAATGTACAGAATTATAGATTTTGATTCCTGTTGGGCTGATAACACCAGATTGGTTATTGACTTGATAATAGCCTGAAGTTCTATCTCTTTCACCAATTTGATTAGCTGTTAAAGAGTCTTTAGAATAAATTGATCGCGTTTGTTTAACGCGATCGTTCATTCTTTGATTTTCAATATTTTCTAGCGCTTCATTATCCATCTGGCTTAGTGTGATGTGGTGAAGTTATTGCATAAGTCAGATTAACATTTCGCGGATAATATGTTGTGTTTTGTGTGTCCACTTCTGCCCAATCTGCAAGTCTTAATTTCAATCTGTTAGCAACTACACCTAAAATAACATCCTGTTTTGATAACATTTCACCATTAGTTAGAACACCATAGAGATTTTGATCTTTGAAATGTTCATCTTTTAAGATGCCAGATTCTAAAATTCTTGTAGCTGCTGTTCTCCATATACCGATAAAAGCTGATCGAATATATGTGATTTCATCCACTTTTTTCAACGTTCCAAACATATCCTGTATCGGGAAAGCTTGATTGAACCTCCGCCATAGACAGGAATCAGGATCAATCTTAATTAGAATGTTTGAATTACTAGAGACAAAATAAGTTAAAAATCTATTAGTCCATAAGCCACCATATTCTAAAAGTCTTAACCGATCATGTGTTTTGACATAAACAGAATTAAATTCTAAACACACTTTTTTTAGAGGCTCAGAATGATAGCCGTCCGTTATTACCAGGATCATAGCATCTCTAAAACATCGTCGAATTTGTCCAATCAAAGGATAAGCAAAACGTTCATCAATTGATTGGACATTAACAATAAAACAGATCATTCCTTTTCTTTTGCCTTCTGTATCTTTTTGAGTATCTTTGTTGTTTGCTCAATAACAGATTCAATAATATCATCTGTCGGTTGAGAGGTTAGAAGTCTGCTATCAATTGCCTCTTTTTTCATTGATAACAGAACAGAAAATACTTGTATAAATTCTTGATCAGTTTCAACAGCTTCTATTAATGTGCTTTGTTTTGAATCCTCTAAAACTCGATCAATAAACCCGTTATAATTTTGTTCTAAAACTACGAATTTATTTTTTAAAGTTTCTAATTCTTCAGTAAGCAAACTAATTTGTTGGTATGCAACCTGTATTTCTGTTAAAGACTCTTTAACTGTATTCTCAGTTTCAACAACAGCTTCGGTTAACTCATCAATTCTTGATTCGGTATTAGCTTCTACCATTTTTGTTTCCTCTGGTTGTTGGGATTGTTGGTTACGTGCTACTCTTCTATTCATTGTTTTACCTTTTAGTTACTAGAGAATGCAAACCGAATACCTAATAATGGTGTTTGTCCTGCACTGTATACTTTAACGCTTGATTCTGTCAGTAGATGGTCTTTAACACCTGTTAAATCACCAATGGTACTATTTGCCTCTAACATCACTAACTTATGTTTATAAATCATATTTGGCGATGTTGAGCCTATGCTAAAAGACCAAGTGAAATCTTTATAACCATCAGTAGCCGGAGGCAAAATTAATTCTTTTCTAGTGTAATTAACGTGTGTTAATTCTTTTTTTATCAGTACTTTTTTTGGGTTGATTGTTAATGGCTGCTCATTAAGCGTTAATAATCCTGATCCAGAATTACTAAAATCGATCGCAATATTATTTTCTGCATCATTCAACGTTCTAGCTAACTTAAAATTAATTTCATCATTTACACCAACTTTAATTATCCAATAATCATCTATAAAATTAAGTGCTACACCTTGGGTAACAATAGGCAATGAACCACCATCAACATTTAATTTAACTCTAGATCCCGTTTCAAATGTTGCCGGACTAATAGTTGAAACAATATTTGTAGAGCTATCAACATTAAACTGAAAGTTTGATATTAAACTATCAGACAATAAAAGAATATATCCTAATGAAACACCACTAGGATAAAGCTGATCAAGTTTAAGGTTAATTGTTGGAATATCTAACATATTTAATAGGGGTATTGTTTACCAGCACTTAATTCTAGAATTTCATCTTCTGTTAAAAGACGTTTCCAAAATGTCAAACCATCGATCCATTTTCCATTATTTGCTGATAGTCTTAAAGGTGCATTTTGATTTACGATGTAATTTGTACTACTCACAGAATTACCAGATTGATTATCTCTAATTAAACCTGTTTCAAGATTTTTAACATAAATTCTAGGCTGTTTAGTTATTGCATTAAAACTAACTAAAACAAAAAAACCATCATTGCTTGATCCTAAAGTATTAGCTGAACAGCTTCCACCACCTGTTAAAATAAATTCTATGCTATCGTTAAAGCTTGCTTTAATACGATATTCAATATTAATAGATTCACCTGATCCGGTTGATTTTTGAAGGAATGTACTACCATCGGTAGTAGTATCATTTGTATAAAATGCAATTGTAAAATCTGTATTATATTTACCATTTGCACCGATTACACTAATAGGCTCAGAATTAATAACCGTTAAATTATTAGAACTACCATCAAACAAATAACTAGATCCAATAATTCCATTTGTATAAGCTGGTGTTCCATTTGTTATAAAATCAACATCACCAATTAAATCATTAGTTATTGTCTCAAAACTATAAGCGGCAGTAACACCATTATTTAATGTAGATGGAAGTGCAATAGACTTAAATGTTACATCTAAATCATAAACAAATAAAGGCAACCAACCAAGAATAAAACCACTGTAAACCATTCCATAAACAATTTGATTATTGTCTAAATTTATAGTTTCTGCTTCTTTACCCTGATAAATAAAAGTTTGTTCTGTTGAATGTGGAAAAATTACAGCTTTACCAGTGAACGGATAAAATTCAATTCTGTCACCATTAATTAAAGTATTTGTTTTTGGTAAATACAAATTAATTACAGTTTCAATAGTTGCTAATGATAAGGCATAACCACGATTAGCAACTAATTGCAAATTGGTATTATTTGTAAGTGTTGTATAAGGCATAAAATCAGATTCTAATAAGAATGAGTCAGCTAAATTAATAGATCGATCAATAATTAATCCGGTTGAATCAATTCTGTAATCATCTACAGTTAAGTTAGAAGTACGATCAGAAAGTTCTAATAAGTCAAAATCTGCTATTCCAGAATAAGTAAATGTCTGATCATATAGAAAAGCATCTACCTTATCAATCGGTGAAATTAGAGGTATGATTCCTGTGTTATCTTGCACCTTGATGGATAAAGCTGCTGTGGCGATAATTCCATCTGCGTCCGTTACTCTGATTGTATAAAACATCTTAAAGACTCTTTAAGCGATAGCAACAGATGGAACACCTGTAATTAATCCATCTGGTGAAATACTCAAGCCATCTGGCAAGGAATCAGCACTAAAGCTATATGGAGGATTACCACCAATAGCCAAAATTTGGCTTGTAACAGGTGATCCAGTCGCTAACGATAGATTGTTCGTTATATAGATGTTCAGCCCTTCTACAGGCATATAAGGCATAATCGGATCAGCTTCTATCACAGATTCTATATCACCTAACTTCTCACCTGTGAAGCTAAAAACCATCTGTCTTTTAGACATGGTAATAATGGGATTTTCTACAAGTCTTCTACCATCATGTAGATCAAAGATGGGAAAAAATGGAAAACCTAAAGTAGCCCATTCTCTAGGCATCTCCATAAAAAATTGTTTTGCATCTCTTCTGGCAAACTCACGAATAGCGATCTTTCTAGCTAATGGATATGCAAGGGAATCATCCGGTAAAAAGCCAAAGTCTTCTGTATAAGTTTGCGGCAAAAATGTATTGTACCCATTTGGTACTAAGTCATATTGTCCTCTAATTGGTACTGTTTCATAATCAATTAATGGTGCTTTCTGTTGATCTTCTGCTTTAACTCTATCTTCAAGCTTTAATGCTTTACCTGTTAAAGGGTCTTTAATAGATTCGATAACAGAGGTAGTATTATTTGAAGATCTTAATGTTTCAGATCTTTCTAGTGTTAATTGAATTTTACGATTCAAATCAACATCAACATCAGAAAATTTTGATCCGTATGGAACAAACGAAACTTTTTTTGTTGGTGTTTCTATACTAATATTACCAATAATAAAACCCAATAATCTAGTCGGAATATTTACGGCTGCTGGTGATATTGTACCGTGTGTAACTTTAGTCAATTTACCTGTTGTTGGTAAAGGTGGAACTTCATTTGGTTCAGGTAAATCATCCTTGAATAATTTACCAACTATGATTTCATCTACTGTAATAGTTTGAATAACATCACCAATACCTGCACTATTCACACTTGGATATTGGTTGCATTCATAATTTGCTTCACCTGATAAATTTACATATAAGTTAGGGTTAAATGCAGAATCATTTGATCGTCCTGCATATCTATAAAAAACAGTTTTAACACCTGTAGTATATGGTGTTTCATCACCAGGTTTAAGATCAGCAAAAACAGATCCAATAGTTTCTATAGTTTCTGTTCTAACTTTTCTCGGTTTTCCATCTTCATTAAAATCATCATTTTCCTCTATTACCGGAGGAGCATCTTCCGCTTTTTTAGCCTCTTCCCTACTACCAGTTACAACAACTTGATCAGCAGCAAAATGGATATTATCAGTTAATGGTTTTATGTTAATTTCACTGAATGCCCTTCTCAGAATAGGTGTACCATATTCAGGACGTTCTACCAGCGTTAATTTTCCATCTAATGCTATTGATACCCAATGCCAATTGGTTACTGCCAAATTTTGCGCTAAAGCGATAGGATTATCAGTTGTTAGCTTTGTAGTTAAAACACCTGTTAAAGCTGGTAGAGGCGAAATTTTAGACTGATCAGCCACTACTACTGTACCGTGTGCAACCGTTGTAACTTTACCAGCTTCTAAAAATAAAGAATTAATTACATCTGCGATCGGTTGTCCTAATGTGAATGCAGTTCCCTCTATTTCTTTACCCTGTCTGCTAAATGACAATAAATCATTTAATTGTGTTAAAGAGCCTTTAGCAATTCTATTTTCGTAAACATAATCAGCAATTAACAGAGGTGGAAACAAATACCCATCAATTGTTAATGTCACTGTTTGCAATCCCCTACGCCAACGTAAAGGTGAAGCAACTTCAGAAAAATCACTTTCTGATAAGATTGAAGATTGTCTAAAAACTTTATCAGTTACAGCCAATTCAAAAGTCCCAGACCAAAAAAGCTGTTGATTAATTTCACTATTGGGATGTGAAATAGTGAAAGCAGTTAAAAAATCGGTGATCTCAAAATCACCGATATGTAGCGTAAAATTTTTAACTGATAGATCTAAAAGAGCCATACAAAAAAGCCTTAATACTTTATTTTACCATTGTACTAAGGCTTTTTGTTTTTAGTTTATTGCCATTATTGAACCATCAAAAAATTCAATAGTTAAACTATATTCAATTGTCTCTAATGGTCTGTGATCTAACCTGTGTTTATTAGCTTCGCGCTCTGAATCATGAACACAATCATCATCTAAAACATATTGAAATTCACTTAAAATAAAATTCAAATACATAGTTATTTGATCATCTTTCAAATACTTTTTAACTATGTAACCCTTCTTTTTAGAAACAATTTGATCATCAGAAATTTGATTTTTTGAAGCTGGTACGATGTAATTTTTGCTCATGATTCCTGTTAAATTTGTGTGTTTGAAAGTTTGCTTGATAGACTGTTAAAGAGTCTTTAAGTGATCAATCTATCAGTTTTTAATAGGCTTAAAACTCTATCCGGTATTGTTTCACCAGCTTCATGCATTTGTTTATATCTCATTAACATCTTATGTCTTCTTTTAGCTTCTGCAAATTGAACAGTTGGCGTATAGTTAAGTTTTTCAATCATTTCTTTATTGTCTTTTAAGTGTCTGTATATGCGGTTAAAAGCCTTACCATACATGATCAAATCCTTCTCAATACCAATCCATCGTCGTCCGGTGTTAATGGCTGCAATAGCCGTTGTACCGCTACCTATAACATTATCTAAAACTAAATCATTCTTTTTTGAATAGGTGTTAATTAAATACTCAAACAGTTCAACGGGTTTTTGTGTAGGATGTATTAAATTCCTTTTAACAGCATTACTAAACTGTAAAATAGTTGTAGGGTATCTATCTTCATATTCATAAACAACATCGGCATTTTTATTTGGCACATATTTATTAGTGGATGCCATGCCATTCCCATAACATTTAGAACGCTTTTTGTTATCAGTTCTAGGTTCTTTAATCGGATAGTAGTTACATTTTCCATAAGCAAAAACACAAATATCTTCATGTATTTTTAATGGTTGCGATTCTGCTAAAAAAATATTGCCAGTTGCTTTTTTATTCCATATCCAACTATGTTTGAAGTTTTCAATATTGCTAGCAATTAATTTTGTAGTAAAAGGTTGAGAAGCTGTTAATACTATAGGTGCATTAACCTTAGCAACCCGTTTATACTGTTGCCACAATAGACTAAATGGAATCATATAATCCCATTCACAAGCGGTTGTATCGTATGGAAGATCAGCCAGAATCATGTCAATTGAATGATCTTCAATATCCTTCAATAGTTGCAAGCAATCACCGTGTAACAGCATTTTAGATAACTCCTAAAGACTCTTTAATTAATGATAGGTACGCTTTTATACCAATATTGAATTGAACCTTTTAATAAAACATTCTTTTCCAATCTTTTAATTAACTTTTCAACATCTGCTATAGTCGATCCCTCTTTCATGTAACCAATAGGATGATTGTTTTCCATAATTACAATCATTTCAAGATATTGAACCGTTTTTAACATTTTAGATAACTCCTAAAGACTCTTTAACTTGCGATGGCAACACTTCTAATAACTTATCAACTAATTCTAAATAATACATACATGAATATTTTTCTTTATTAGTTGGCAGATAGTTAGGCTTAGGTGGACGAACACCTTTAAGACCGTTTTGATACATCCAAAATGTGTGTTTTTCTCCACAGCAAAAACCATATAAGGGCATTTTTACTTCGCTCTTTTTTACCAATCTGGTAATTTGTAATTTCTCAACCGGATATAATCCTAATGATATTTGTCTTCTAATATCTTTGAGATATTTCTTAGCGGCTGTTGGAGAATCTAACCATAAATTAATTAATTCACCTTGCAGATTTCTTTCTAAAAAACTTCTATCACGTTTTACAAATTTACCTTTAGCCTTCCATGTTCCATCATAGTTGAACATGATGTAATTCTTTTTTTGTCCCTCTTCACTATTCTTTGAAGCTTCAGGAATCCATATCGCTTTTTTTGCCCATTCGTACTTAAATTCCATATCTTTAGGTAGATAGGCTTTTAAAGAATCATGTAAGGCTTTATTCCCATCTTTAGATCCAGTTGTATAAATAATCCCATCTGTATCCGTTTCTATTATCTTTCCACCTAATTCAGCAATAATTCTCTCTAAATATTGTGCTATTTGTCTTCCATAAGCAGGAATAGCGGCTGCTGCGATATAATCGTTATACTCTTTATTCTGAGTACCTAAACCACCATACCCACTATTGATCATCACCTTCATATAACCATCTTTGCCTTTTGCAATTAGATCACCTAATTCACCTAATGCTTTTTGTGTGATTCTACCATCACGTAAGTAATAAAGAATCTTTAATAAAATCTTTTCAGCATCTTTATAAGAACAGATGCCGTAAGTCAGCATGATATAAGGGTAAAGTGATGTTACATCACCCTTTGATACGTCCTTAAAGAGTCCTGCATATCCATTTGTATATCCACCATCAAAACTTAGCTTATCATCTGCTACAGCCTTATTTTTGCCGTAGTACTCACGTAAGATATAATTCCATTTTGTACCGTTACCCCAATTAGTTAAATTCTGCAACGTGAGCTTAGGCATTAGCTCACGTTGATAATAATAATTAGGTAATAGCCGATCAGTTAATGACTTTAGATCTTTTAAGTCATCAATCAGATAATCTTCTAAAGTATCAAAATCTCTAGTGATCCAACATTTTTGTATTTCATCATTCGTTAATGTTTTACGTTCAGATGGTTTTCTCATGCCCCATTCTACAGGTACATTTTTTAGGCTGTAGCTGTTGAGTTTTCGAGTAACATAATCATCCTGAACTACTAAGCAATAAGTGTCTATCAACTGCATTTTTTTATGCTTAGGTTGATAAAATTCTAATGGTTGACCATTTATACTTGTATTTCTTAATATAGTATAAAAATCATCAATATAAAAGTTTGTTGAAATGTCTAATAACTGGCATCTACGATAAATAAATTTGAAATCAAAATTATAACCATTGTAAGCAGTTAATATATCTATTTCGTATCTAGTGCAAGTTTCTGCAAGTAGATTAACTAAATGTGTTTCATAGTTATCATTTACACTATCATCATTATTAACATTTGGCATAATAGTAATTATCTCATCTATGCCTTTACCATGAATCCATATACCGATCATAGTAATCTGACAGGTATTAGGATCTAGTCCAGTGGTTTCAATATCTAATTCTCCTATGATCAGATCCTCATAAGGTGGAAACGATTGATTGGTTGGTTTCCATCCTGAATAATCTTCATCTACATAATCAAAAATATCTAATTTTGTATGATCAATGTAGACTCTACCCTTCTCAATCTTTGCTAATGATCTGAAATCTGTAACCATTGTGATTCCTGGTAAAGTGTAGAAGATGGAAACGTTAAAGACTCTTTAATTATAACTCTTGTATATCTATGTATTTGTTTTCATCTACCTGCACTAAGCAGCCGTAATTCTGTATCAGATGAATTTTTAACGGACGTACTGATTGATATTTTAAGAATGTATTTAGAGACAACATACAATAACCTTCTTTTAGTCCCTCTGAATATTGTTCAGCCGTTAATACATATGTAATATGGCTCAGTACAAATCTACCTGTTAATGCTCTTTCTGCTGTATTGTATTCCTGTTGTAGTAGGATGTTCCCAACTTGATAATTACGATCATTTTTTCTAATTTCTGATGTTTTATTATATTCCCAAACACCATTAAAAAATTCTTCTGTAGTTTTAACTAAATGGATGAGCATTGATTTTTCCTCTTTAATTTGTAAATGTTTCAGTGATGGCAATAGACATTAAAATTATGTCTATATCTCCACCATTTTCTAAGCTTTTCATTCCGATTTCTCGTAATACCGGATCTAGTGTAGCCTTGTATATTTTATCAACTTTTTCTGCCATTGTTGATTTGCTCTTTTCTTTTCTTAAAGACTCTTTAGATTTTTCTGATAACCACACTAAATAATTCTCAAACCAATCAAAATAATCAAGATCTAAATTGCTAAAATTTGCCGGATCTTGTTTTACTAACTGTTGCACCTCATCCGAATATTTCTGCAAATTGTCTTGCTGCTGTTGAATAAATTCACTTAAAATCATTTCTTTTTCTCCATCTTTCCATCATTATATCACGTTAAAACGTGTATATTTAATCGAAGTAAATACTAATTTCTTTATCTGTCATACCCACAACTTTAAGCGCTTTTCGTTTCAAATTACTATCAATATTAACTGCACAGATACCAGCTATCTTTTTTTGTTTGCTGTCGTATTTGCGATCGCTTGCAAAAATAATCCGTGTTAGTTGTGTAATGGTTGTATCCTCTAAGTGATGTAATTCTTCAATGTTAAAAACATTTGATAGCTTTGATTTTTTGCCGTTTCCATCATTAGGTAATGTTAAATAGTTTTCTGCATGACATTTGATACAACAAACTTTAACGGCTGCTATCAGAAATTTCTTATGAATTAATAACGCATCGCATTCTACACAATGATTATGTAGCTGTTGATGGTTTGAATTTAATCTTACTCTTTCACCATCTAGCGACCAATCAAAAGGTGCATCAACAGCACCATGATAATAAGAGTTATTAGCAAAATCTAGAATCAGTGCAACTTTTCCCGCATGGTATCTTAAGACTCTACCAACCATCTGTAGATACAAAGCTGTGGAGAAGCTAAAACGCAATAACAAAAGACATTGTAAATCTGGAAGATCTACACCCTCGGTAAAAAATTCAACATTTATTAGAACGTCGATCAACCCATTTCTAAACTGATCTAAAACATCGATCCGGTGCTGAGAGTTTTTAGAATGGATAACAGCGCACCGAATACCAGCGTTTTGAAATTCTTTTGCCGTAATTTCTGCATGAAAAATAGTAGGGCAGAATACCAGCGTTTTTAAGCCTCTAGCAGTATCTAGCCAAGCTTTGATAGAATCCTTCACTTGTGGCAAAAAGACACTTTCTTGAGCCTGTAAGCTGTCACCAGATGAAGAATTAAATAGAGGTGCTTTTGACGCTATCAATTTGAAGGGTGAAAGATACCCGTTTTTAATAAACCATTCAATACTAGGCGATTGATAAAGCTTTTTATAATACTTGTATAAGCCTCTACCATCTAATCTATTTGGTGTTGCCGTGTACCCTTCTGTTGGTATCTTCAAATTAGAAATTAGATCATCCAGATTGTTAGCTGCTGAATGATGACATTCATCAATAATTAAACGTGTAGGCTTAAAAGTTTCAATATATTTTTTTGCTGTTACTGGTGTTGAAACTAAAACAGGTTTATTCAATATTGGATAAACACCGCTATAAGCAACCGTAGCAACATCGCTTAAATTTTTAGCTATGTTTGTACATAGCTCTTGCTTAGGTGCAATAATTAGCACTCGATCATTATTTTCAATATGTCTTAATGTACTGTGAGTGATAACATTAGACTTGCCTGTACCTGTTGGTGATTGAATACAGACATTTTCATTATGATTCCTGGTAATAAAGTTTAATTGATCTTGCTGGTATTCTCTTAATGGATGAATCATAATTATAAATTCTCAGCTACATTTCTAAGCATTTTAACTTCTTTATCATAGACTTCCTCAGAAATCTTTAACATTTCATGCATTAACCACTGATGTAGACCATTTTCATTAATAAATTTGGCTGCAACATGAACATTAATCGAATGGATAAATTCAAATTTGAAAATTCCATTTTTATAATTAATTCTAATTTTGATTGTGTCTATTGAAAAGTTTTCATTTTCAAGCGATTCAAACTTAATTACAGGTTTTGAATGAGCATCAAAAACAGCAATGATAAAATCTGTGGAAGTTCTTAAATATTCTGGTGTGATGTACTTCATGGTAATTGATTAAAGAGTCTTTAACGTGGTAGAAGTATCAGCAGCTAATTAGCTGCTGATACTTAGCAATCAGCCTCTAGAAATCATCACGATTAGCAGTTGAGTCAGCAACCGGAGGTAAGGCTAGAAATTCACGGATCATAGGTGCAAAAACAGCTTGAACATTTGCATCAAATCTAGCTACGTTTTTAACTGCAACGTGATTTGGAATCCAATCATGATTAGGACGATTAGCCTTATGTGTTCCAGTTGTAAGCAGCCAGATCCGATCTATTGTGCCTGTATCGCTATCCTCCAACATTTTAGTTGGTTGCCCACTAGAGGGAATATATAAGCCTTCCACCTCTTCTAATGGGAACAATTCACCATCTTTATTTTGCACCTGTAGCAATGCGTGAGAAGGGCTGATCATGGCAATTTTCCAACGTGATGAGACAAAATCACCACGTTGTATAGTGCCACCTTCTAACAGCATTAAAACACCCTCTTTAGGGAATTTATTCTGCTTAAACAATGTCTGAAACATCTTGTTATATGGAATCACCAGACCAAAAAATGGTGAAACATATAGATCTAAGTTTCCATCATCAAAAGCAGAATCAATTCGTTCAGCCGTGATATTTTTCACATCGTATTTAATACCGATATGAAAAATGTAATTTGGTGATTTTACAATCAAGTATGGTACGGCTGTCTGTAACTCTTGGTTGCGAATAATCAGCAATGAACACTTAACACCGTTCAGATAATACTGATCATTTTTGCGTTCTAATGGTACAAAACAGCTTGTTTCTTTTGTTCCATCTGCTGCTGTACCCTGTGCCCCAATCATTACACCAGTTACACCATTAAACCGTCCCAACATAGGGGATGAGTAGAATACATACTTCTGATCCTCATCGTAGATGCATAGACCAGCGTTAGAAGGTCGAACACCGAGTAGATGGATAAATTCAACAAATACATCAGCTTGCTGCTCTTTCATGTAATGGGTATACACGAATGCTTTTGTTGATTTTCCATCACGTCCGATCATTACTTTTGGATAATCGTAAACATAATCAACTGACTGAATCCGTGTAAACAAATTATTAAAAAAGATAGGCTGACGATCACCGGATGGTTTTGCTTGTGATGTTGCAACGCTATCTTCTACTGATTCTACAATCGCTTGCTGTACTTCTTCTGGCACCTCTTCACCCATAAGATTAGAGTCAATTTGTTGATCAGTTAAAGAGTCTTTAGACTCATTGATCACAGGTGTTTCAATAGCTGATTCGTCCGTGATCCGTTTACGTGTTGCCATTAGAAAAACTTCCTTTTTTGTTTGAACTTACTGATAACTTATCTCTAAGTTATATAACCATTATATCATGTAAAAACATGATAATTAAATTGGATAACGATTAATTTCTAAAAGATTTTTTGCAATCCAGTAAAACCGATTATCGTAATTAATTAATTGCCAATCAATGTTGTTATTTCTAACAATAACTACAGGATAAACCACATTAACAACTTCACCACAGTTAAGAACACCAGCGATCGCAGTTGAATCTATTACAGGTTTAGAGCGAATATTAAACCGATTATTAAAAGGAAGATCACAACGAATTGAACTACTATCAATCGTTTGTATACCTGTATTCGTGCCTGTTGTCTCCACAGCAGTAGTATCAGTCTGTTGTGATGGGACGGTATCGGTTTTACTGGATTTTTCCTTAGTGTCGGTAATTTGACCATCTGAGAAGACGCTTTTAGAAACATCGTTTTTAGGTTCTTTAACCGATAAATTGATCATGGCTTTATTGTCTTTCAACGGATTTAGAAAAACTGCTGAAATAAACAAACCGAGAATGATAAATGAGCCTAAAAAAAGAATCGTTGTAACTGTTTTATTGTTCTTAATTCCTTCTGTCTTTTTATCTTTCATTCTATTTAACTCCTGTGTAAGTGTTGCAAGTTTCACTAACTTTGATCATGAAAAAGTAATCCGGTTTACATACTGTAGAGGTATAAGGATGAACACTTTTAGGCATCAGCAACAATGAAAGAATCACAGTAGTAATGGTTAAGCCAATACCAGTAAACAACATCGCTAAAGGATCATTTGTTAATGATTCAAAAATTGATTTAGATGTAATTTTTTCAGGAATATTTTCATCCTGTTTTTTTCCATCTGTATTAATCATGTTTGATAATCCTACTAATTTCAGATCATCACCTTTTCTGGTTGGCTGCAATATTGCACAATAATTGCCGTTAATTTTCAATACAGGCACAGATTTAATATTCTGTCTATTCAATACTGGTAAATCAGATTCAATGATTTCTAATAAGTCTTCTGATCCTGGTAGTTGCTTAGTCATTTGTTTTCCTCCACTGTTGTTAAAGAGTCTTTAGTAATTGGTTACGATCAATTCTTCTGTTTTGTTTCCTTTTTTTTGTTGCTGAGTCACCTTATAAGTGATTGGGATTTTTTTAATGTTGTAGTCCTTATAAAGTAATAATGTTTCCGTACTCATAGAATTAGAAATCATCCATTTAACACCGCGTTTATCTAAACGTCTGAGCATTGCTAATAAATGAATCTGATCATTTAGATTAAAAACCCTATGGTTATAAACTGATCGCTCTTTCTTTTCAAACCAAGAATGATAAGGTGGATCACAATAAATAAAATCATCTTTTTGCCATCCATTATCCTCATCAAGAATAACTCTGAAGTCTCTACATAACACCTTAGCTCGACTGAGATATCCGGATGCGCCATACATATACACCCTTTCAGCCCATCTAGGCTGCTCATTTTTCCTCATTGTCACATTGTATAGACTGTTAGAGTTTTCGCGGTATATACCCGAAAAACCTGCTCTAGATAGATAAATAAACTGTGCGGCTACTTCTGGAATAGTTGAAAATACTTTAACTTTCAAATCATTAAAGTATTCTTTACTATGGTTTAATTCATGCTCTGTTAGTAACTGTATTGTTAACGGTAATTTTGACCTAACAGCTTCCATAGTGGCATAGATACCAATTTGAGTATCTGATAAAACACTTTTAGAAGTATCGATCAGTTTCTCAGCAGCAAGACCAAAAAAGACTTCACCAGATCCTAAAAAAGGTTCGTAATAATTATTAATGGTTGTTGGTAGATGTTCAATAATAGCTGGCAAAATGCGTCTTTTATTACCAATCCAGATTAGAAACGATTGCATGATTAAAGAGTCTTTAACGTTGTGTGATTTCTAAAACTTTTGATTTTTCAAATTCGTGCCTCTCTTTCTCTTCCTCCAATTCAATGTATTTCAATAGTTTGATTAAACTTCTAACTGATAATCTTTTAAATCCTGATTTGCGCCAATCGTTATAAGTGTTTGCAGCAATATCTAAATTGGGCATTATATCGTTGGCATTAGTTAAATTTAAGCGCTTTACACGCCGATCAACTATTAATAATTGCTGTTCAATTAGTTCAGATAACTTTAATTTCATACTACACTTTTTAAGATGATAATATTAGTATATCATGTTAAATCATTAAAATTAATTTGACATAATAATTTTTCAATATTGAACTTTTTAGAAATAACCTAATTGCGGATACTCAGCTAATGCATCAGCTTTCAATTTAATTCCATACCATTTTCTAATACTGTTAGAAGTACGATTAATTGCTATCGGGTTAATTTCTTTGAATTTTCTGGCTATTCTTTGTGTGTGTCCATTCCATACGGATATATAACTTGCTCCCTTTTCATCACCTGTAATAATAACGTACATCTCTTTTAACTTACTGCCAGAAATAGCAATAACACAATCATCCTTAAAATTTGATCCATTAAATAAAGGATCAGCTTCAAAGCAAGCAATAAAACCAAATAAATGATCTGAAGACTCTTTGAGAGTATTCAATCTTTCATGATAAATACTGTTATTCGTTAGTTGTAAATGGTTTACTTTTTTAATCCATTCAGGCTTAAAATTTACCGTTGCAGCCGCAGAAACTAAAGCACTAACAACCTGATCGGCATTTTCCCAATAAGCAGCCCAGTATCTACCAGCATCACCTAATTGAGAACAATTAAATTCAACAGGTACTATTCGATCCGTGAATCCTTCCACATTAGAAGTAGCACCAATTACTAGGTTCTCACCTGTAAAAATTAGCGTTACAGGTAACACTTTTTGAAATGATGGTTGGTACTTTTCTTCATGTGTAAAAGTGATTCCCTCTTTAGTTGCAGTTCTAATAAAACTCATCATACTAGGGACGATGTTACCCATAGATAAAACCTCATCCCATATTGCAACCCGTCCTAAATGTTTACCAAAATTCTTATCAGCTTTTCTTACATCTTCTGCTGGTGTAAATTTTGCATCTGGAAAAATACGGTAAAAAATATTTGCAAGTGATGATTTACCAGAAGCTTTAATTCCATAAAAATATAGTACTTTCATAGCTAGATGAAATTTTTGATGTACTGTCAAAATGAAAGCTAAGTAAATAACTTTTCTGTCTTGCCTACAAACTCCAGAAGCTTTAAGCGCTTTAACAATCAGCGTTAAAGACTCTTTAATTTTTTTGCGATCGCTTACATAGTTATAATCAACCTTATAAAAATTAAATACTTCTGGTGTATATGGTTTTAACTCTTTAGTCTGATAATCGAACATTCCATCATTAAAATAAAAGTGATCTAAATTCTCACTTGGTAACCTGTCTAATCTTCTGTGCAATGGAAACTGCTCATAGTTCCCGCCATTGCTCATACCAGTATGTTTTTTTGATGACATCATCACACCAAAAAGTTTTAGGTATGTGGTTTCAAATAATGAACAGCACATATTCTTAAAGCCTTTTTTCCATACGTCATTTTCATAGCTTAAAAATATGTCATGTTCTGCAACCATATCACCAACTACATTTTTACAACGGTATACCATTCCATCTAGTTCAGGATGAATAAACTGTTCTAAAACTTCCACAATGTCTAAACCATTTAGATCAATTGCTAGAGTTAAAGGTAGATCAAAATCATTGCATAACTCTTTAGCAATGCCCCTAAACTCTTCCTTATTATTAATCGTTGCTACAGTCTCTCTCTTCTGCCTCACACAAGCGATAAAGTCAAAAATAGAAGCACCATGCTTAAAATCTACATCATCGCTTGTAGAGTCTTCTACACCTGTCCTAGCACGATTATAAAAAATGATTTTTCCATCTTTAATCGAACATACTAATGATGTTCCAGACTTGTTAGTACCGCTAAATGGATTTAGACCAACCCATTTATATAAAATATCAGGGTGATCAGGATTAATACGCTTAAATTCAAAATCATAGCCCAGATTGAGAGGCTCTAAAAAAGCGTTCAAATCTAGGTTATATTCATTTTCTAGTTTTTCAATCAGTTTTGCATAAATGGGTAATGGTTTATTTTCCTTTTCTTTTTTATCTTTAGTAGTTGTTAAAGACTCTTTAACTTTTTTGCCGTTGTTAGATTGAACTTGGTTTAAGATGGAAAGATAGAGATCATTTGTCTCTAACTCATCCACATCTATACAAGCATCCGGATCATAAAAGACAACAGGATATAATGATCCATACATAATTCTGGCAGGATCAACGCATGAAGCGTCTAAATAATCTAGAGAGGATACATAAAACCGAATGATAGCCTCTACCTGTATTGGATCGTGTATACGTCTAGATAGCCTTGTAAATACACGGTGTTTTTCGAATCCATCAATCAGCCCATCATCATAAGATGGAGACTTATAGATATATGTTGCTGGTAAATATTCTGATTCTATTGATTCTTGAATCTTTTGATTTTGATCAATATCAAAATAGATAAAATCTGCATATTGAAAATTTTTCCGGTAGTTAGTACCGTTCAGCTTGATTCCTGATCGTAAGATGTAGCCAGATTCAATAAAGTGTTTAATTGCTAAAAGTGAAACATCTGTTAATGTTTGCCAAAAAATACCTGTTGGATTACCACCATTTACATAACGTGGATCAGGTTTTTTGTTGATTGATGTAGACTTAAATTTTGTATTAATCTGGATGGAATATGGGCGATGATCAATAGGTGGGTATTGATTAATTACTTTTTCTATATCTGCTGATAACGTTGATGGATATAGCTTTTCAGGATTTACTGATCCGGTGATTTGTGTAACTCTTGTCTGAGTATCTGTCATGATGCCCTATAAAGTGTAGAGGTATTGAAAAACGTTAAAGGCTCTTTAATCAAAATCCTAAATCATGATCGGCTGCATACATCTGAAGACTAATTTTATCAGATTCTAAAAAATCACTCGGTTGATCCTCAGTTTTACCTCTAAAATTAACACCATCAAAATAGAAAATTGGTAATGATAAATACTCTGCATATTTAATTTCGGCTTTTGTGCTATTACCAATATATACTTCAGTCATATCATGTACAACTACAATTGCATTAGACATTTGAATTTTCAAAAAATGCAATTTCTTCACATCCTCAAACGTTTCTGGTGTACCGATTGGATCAGCGTCTTTATGATAAGAATGCCCAAAACTACCACAAGTAAAAACGATCCAATTATTGAAAGCTAATTGTCTAGCAGCCTCCATATATTGAGTAAAATATTTTGTCGATCCGCACAATGTAACAAGACCAGATCCACTATTGAAAAATTCTTCTGCTGATACCATGACTAATCCTTTATTAAACTGTTAAAGACTCTTTAACTTGATACCGTACCAAAGAAATTTTGTTTTGCTGTCTAGTTCTTTCAATCGCCTTCTAATCTTGATCGCGTTAGGATGCTCAATCGCCATCCGTTTACTAACAGCTTGGCTGATACTATTCCATTCACTATCATTTATTTGTCTTACCAGTAACCTATTAACAATAGATCTAATCTGTTGAGGCTCAACATAACAATCGCCGTATCCCCTAATTGCTAACTTTTTAACTAATTCTTTATTAACATCAGGATATAGTTTGAACACCGGATCAGGCTTAATATTCTTAAAAAGATCATCCATCAATTTTTCATACATGATTAAGATCTATCTCCCATTTAGCAGCAAAATCATTAATAACTCTAACAGCTAAATCTACATATCTGCCAATAACAACACGCATACTAACATGCTTAGAACGTAGTTCAATATTGCTAAAAGTTACACTAGTACTAATACAATCAATCTTAAAAACCACTGTAAAAATTTGCAATTTTTCATTTATAAATTGATCAGGTATTGTATACACCAATCCTTTATGCTGTGAACAGATACCATCTAAAATAACTTTAACTGCTTCTATAGTTTCATTCATGGTTAAAGACTCTTTAACTTAATTAGTACATTTGTCCTTGTGACAGTTAGTGTGACAGTTTTTTTATGCTGAAATGTATTTTTATCTAAAAGTGTGCTAGTGATTTAAGGATACAATTAATTAGCAATTTTGTGGTACGATTAATATGAACGGCAAAATTCAGACCTATTTAACTGTACAATAAATTTACCATTATGACAACCAAGACAACAGCATTACCTAAGCGTGAAAGAGGTAGACCGAGAACATACCCAAATGGGACTAAGGCTCATAACCTTACTCTCCCTGTTGATTTAGTACCTGTACTAAAAAACCACCTTAAACAGACTGGTGAAAGCTTGCCCCAACTATTCTTAAGACTGTTAACAGAAGACTTGCAACGATATAGCTAAAACGTTCTAATCTGCCTTATATCTGACCATTACACCCTACATAAACCCGTTAACGATACATACAGCGTTAACGGGTTTTTTATTGCTGTGGCTCAGTAGCTAAAAGGCTGCAACCACAAAAAGCTTATTGAGAATAAACACCGATTTTTTCGCATTAGATTTTTTTGGCTTTATTCTCTCTTATCACTAATTAAAAACAGCCAAAAAAATCAAATGACAATAAACAGGGTTTTATTCTCAATAAGTTAAGAGTATAAATACCTATGAAAAATTCCAATAAACGCTAAAAGCGTTATTCATTCAGCTTTCTAGCGTTTTTACAAAATTAGTACAGGGTCAGTAGTACAGTACAGGGATAATTGACCCTGTACTGATTTGTAGAACGGTTGCTGTGTAGTGATTCCTGGTGTGTTGTGTGTGGTAGTACAGTACAGGTACAGGGTCTTTTTTGAACTTCTCTATATATACCAATGTGATGGAGGACTTTTAACGACAATATTATCGTTAAGGGTATGAGTAGTAAAAAATCTCTATAGGCAGATTGCCAAATATACCCCTGTGCTTGTACTGTACTACCATCATTAAACGGCTAAAATGTAGACAGCGTAACGCTTCTACAAATCAGTACAGGGTCAATTATCCCTGTACTGTACTACTGACCCTGTACTGATACAAACGTTCTAACTTTTGCTTAGTCCACACAACAGGAATCAGATCAGTCTGAATCGTTGCAACCGTTAGAGGATAGCTATGCTAAAAACCCAATGCGCGACACTTGCCACGCTGTTAGACAGCCTTAAAGGTTGATAATGGGCTATCTAGCACGTAACCACTTACACCGCTTAAAGCGTCTTAAAATGGCATTTGCTAACGCTTGACAAATTTGGGTAGATTTGCTAGAGTCTTATATAGGGGCATTTTAGCTCTTTACTCCTAATTTTTGCTCGGATAAAGTGTAGATGAGTATGGTACGGGTTTTTATTCTTTCCCTTACCATACTTTTTTCATTTTGTCAAGTGTTTTACAAAAACTTTATATTTCATTTTGAAAGCTTAAAATGATATGATTCTGTTAGTACGAGAAGTGGTTGTGGTCAATTAGATCGGATGTGTAGAGGCATCCGATCTATTTTTATGTTTGTTCATTTTGTTAAAGACTCTTTAATCTGTGAATATATTCAAGCGATTATTTCACAATAAGAAATCCTCAGATGATTGTTTTTTTCTGACACCTTTTAAGGTGCAAAACGCCAAAGATTCAAATATAATCTATTTAGCATCAGGTGTTTTACATGAAGTACAAAAAGAACAAAACGATAGAGTTAAATGGCGATCGCATAGATTGCAAATTAAAAGAATCAGATCTACAGCAGATTTATCGAAATACCCACCAATCAGCGAAAGAACGACGATCGCTCTGTTGGAAGCAGAAAGAAGATATGATCAAAAGGTTGCATTTCAAAGGTTTTTTGGTGTTACCTATATTTTTTCTAAATTGGCTCAGAGAGGGATTATTGTACCTAATCAGATTAATTTGAGCCATACTTTAGATCTAGGTTATTACCTATCTACAGGTACTTATGTGGAGATTTTGAAAGTTAGCTTTAATGCTAATACAAAAAATTATGATGATCATAAAGAGGATTTTATTGCAAAAGTTATTGGTGAATATATTGCAGATTGGCTGAAAAGTTATCAATCAAAAATAGTTAACGGTGTTTTTGTTCAGCATCACGAATTAGTTTCTATCAGTCTAAAAAATAAAATCATTTGGTTAACCAGAATTTTTTCAGAATATTATTGGTATTACAGTGGGGAAAGATTTAGATGATTGATGATGAGAAAATTAAAGACTCTTTAACGGATTTTGAAGTTGAGCAAGCGAGAACTAATAGACGTTTGTTGCTGCTAGAAATTCAAGCAAAGCAACGTTTTAGGTTGATCAAATTTCTTTTTATGGGATTTGGTAGCGTAACTATATTTACGCTATTATTTGCCATCACAGGAATCAGTTACGAATATACTGAGCAAACTGGAACACGTTGGGCGTACAGAGCGCCAACAGTATCAGAAGAAATTATAAAAATTGCTCTACCATCTGTAGGATCTTTTTTAGTGCTTATTGTTTCAAGTAAGCTTAAACAGTCTGATCCTGAAGATGAGGAAAATTTACCGATAAATAGTAAAAATAATAAAGCATAAGCAAACCTGATTAAAATGTTCAACACATTACTTTTGCTTGTCACTGAAAAAATCATGTTTTAACGTGATATATTAAAAGAGTAGCAAGCAAAAGAGAGGAAAAATAGTAAACTAATAGAGGTGGTTTAATGACTGATGAAAAATCTGAGTATCAAAAACAATTGGAGGAAGTAACATATATAAATAGTACATTTGGAAGAATATCAGAGCAACAGGCAGTAGAAGGAATTAAGAGAATATTGGAGGATCAAAACACTAAACCTATGACGATTCGTGAAGGATTAATACCATATAGAATGTATGGTGAAGGTGATGATCGGTACTATATCTATGTGGATCGTGATGGTGTAAGATATAGGAAACGATACAGACTAAATTCGAGTGATGTTTTTGATTTTGAGCCAATAGATAAAGAGGAGAAAAAGACAATGCCTAACTACACCACAAGCCAACCGACAGATTACACTTTTTACGGATGCATACCACTATCCGTCCGGATGGCGATAAAATCATACAACCGATTGCAGCAATGGACGATGATCATTTGCGGGCTACCATCTATCAAATTTTTGAAAAATTGCGGATAGCGATGGGCGGAGCAGGTACAAATTTTCAAAATCTTGATCCACTGTCGCAGCAGATTCTTGGCAAGCTGCAAAAGGAAGTAGCTAAACAATCAGCAGATGCTATTCCGTCCCTACTTGCGTACCTGAATGCATACTTATCGGAGGCAGTATTTATCAGGAATATGGTTGATCTGATTCCTGAATATCAATCTGTGATTGGTCGATCCGCACGTTTACCATTCTTTCTAGTGGATGAATCAAACTTGGTTAATCCTGTTAACGATCCGTTGCAGTTAAAGTATGATCCTAATGTTAACCGTCAAAATATGAAGGACGCTAAAGCAGAATAGGATCTGCCCTTATCAAGCTGTTAAAGAGTCTTTAACAGCTTGATAGTATCTCAAACGTATAAACACTTTACCGGATGTTAGATCATGCAAGAGATAACAGAAATTAGAACGCTTAAAGTACTCTGGCAACATGAAACAATCCAGAGAAATAAACCAACCATTATTGACTATGTTGATTTTGAGATTTGCGGCATAGATGGAGTTTTTAGGGTTACAGATATTAAAGGTGTAAACCTTGAAAAAGCTGTTAACCAGATTCTAAAAAATATAACTTTTTTCAAATATCTTTGTAAGCATGGTGTTAGCAACGTCTTATCAGAATCTAAAACTTTTAAGGTGGTTACTAAAAATTATCAATGGTTAGAAACTAAACACCTTCTGTTAGCTAGTATGTATCGTTTAACGATTGCATATCCCTGGTATACTACACCATTTAGAGGTAATCAATCTGAGGTTTTATCCGTTATGCAGAAGCATGAAATTTGCAACGATGGTGTAACTTTGTTAGATTCCTCAGATGATACTAAGCATCCGGTTATGGTTTGTTACTTTTTCCCTAGTTTAGGAGTTAAGTAAAATGGGGCAATTAAGAAAGCTTGAGAAAGCACACGAACAGAAAAACAAGCCACAGAAAAGACTTGATCTTACTGTTGAAAAAATTAGATTTAGGTTTGTTGAGCCATATCAAAACTATGTGATCTATCGTAATGTGTTAGTTTATTTATCAGATGGATCAACCTATGCGGGGGCATTAGCTAGGCTTAATCTATACACTGGTAGATTAGATTTTGTTGTTAATATAGGTGATGATGAGGATCAGACATATACAGAAATTTTTTCATGTATGCTCTATAATGTTACCCATTAGGACTAAAGCAAATGTCAGATGATAGTGAGTTTCAAATTAATTCTTCAGTAGCTAACAATAAAACGTTGGCTAAATTCTTGAATTTTAAGATCAGAAATCAGTACATAAATTATCCGGATCAGCCCTATCAAAAACCCATAACTGCAAGTATTTTGAAAGTGATTAATAAACTCTTTTTGATGCTCGGTTTATTTGGTTGCTTATGGTTTTCTATTTTTTATAGCTATTTGTATTTTTCTATTTTCTATTTTGTTGCATTCTTTTTGACCTTTACCCTCATCATTTTTGCATTAGCTTACCTGACATTAATGGATCGTATTGCAGCCGATACATTTGTAATTTTGCTTGTATTGATGTTCGTATCTAGTTCATTCTGGTTTATCAATGTTAAATTTTAGCGGATCGATGATGATGACATTACTTGAATCGGATGTATCTAACATTTTTACAGGTGTTGAATTTACGACTGTTGGACAGTTTGTTTGTGGTGATCCTGAAAGTTTTAAGTATCGTGCAACAATAAAAAATAGTGGTGTCATACTTGAAGCAAAAAATCTAAATAAATTATGTATGATTTTATGGGAACATATAATAGAAGAAAATAAACGCATGAAAAAATCATTAAAGACTCTTTAGGAGAAATGAAAATGTTGAATCCTGTCTATGTTAAACCTGCATCTGAATTAGAAGTTGGTGAAGTTGTATTAAATGACGATGGTGAATTGTTAGCAAGGGTTAGCGATGATGAGAATTATATTTATCTTGAGCGTATAGCGTTCTTATCTGGCGATCGCTTTATTGCTGCTGAACGGATTAGATATAACTATCATCCTGAAACTTTGTTAAATACATTAGCTGGCATTCTGCACAAAAGATTAACATAGGATCAATCATGCTACTAGAAAAGTTTAGATCGATTGCTTTACGTGCAACAGTCTTATTAACTGTTTTGAATATTCTGGCTATTGTTGCCGTGTTTGCTCTAAGTAATCTTTATGATCGTTTTATCGTCCTAGTAGGCATCGTTGCAGCTTCTAGCGTATCGTTAGAACTATGTAACCAGATTGTCCGTATTGAGCCTATTACAGCACTGTATGAGGAATGGACGGACGCAACGGTTACAGAAGCACTATTTAATAAACCTGATTTAATACCAGCAAAACCAAAAGATGATTCTTTACTTATCAGTGAATTGCCGCTAAATCATTATTTATTTTTAGGTGAAACAAGAATAGAAAATAGAAACAAATTTATCGCAGCTTTCCAACTACGTTATCCAGATTTAGAATTATTTGATACAGCAGATGTAGCTAACAAACCAATCTATACTGCACTGGTAAGTGAACGGCAAAACGGATCAGAAAAAAGAAATCCTATCATTATGATTTCATCAAAGTTTGATCCTAAAGTTCAAACTGTAACAAAAATAAATATTTTCTTTTTTGTCGAATCTGCTGTGGATGATAAGCCGATCAATCTGAAAGTTGTAGATCAGGTTATGGCTAAAGCCATGCATCCTAACGCCCATAAAATCACGCTAGGATTGATTGATAGTACAAAAGGTACAATTAATCAATTAAGAGGATAGCTTGACGATTAAAGAGCCTTTAAGCTATGCTTGGTAAAACTACACCATACAGGAGAATAGACAAATGGCAAAATTTAAGATTATGAATCATTTATCTGTTTTATCTTTAGCGGATAATCGTAATAATGCTATAGAAATTTTTAATACTCTTGCGATCGCTGGACACAAACCGGATATAATTGTTAATAGACATGGTAACATTATTTTTACAAAAGAAAACTTTCTTAGAGCTAACCCAAAACTAGATTGGTTATACACAAAACATTAAGAGGATAGCTTGACGCTAAAGAGCCTTTAAGCTAGCATTGGTGAAGACAAGAGCAAAACAAACCGGAGAAAATTATGCCGTTGTTAGGACAAGGTAAAATAGTTGAATATGCTGGTGAAATAGGGACGGTTAAAGATATTGCAGCCAAACTCAAAATTGATCCACAAAAAATTTATCAACAGTTGAACAGAGAAAAGAGAGGTATAAAAGCAAAAGTTAAAAAGCAGACAATCATAAGATCTGAGAAAAAACCAATAGTTGTGGATGAATTAAAAATTTATTTTCGTCCGTCAATGTATAATGGCACTACACCAATATTATTTGATGCTGTTATGAGCGATAATGAAGGTAAAGAGACAATATTAATGCACAGTATTAATAAAACTGTGGGTAATAAATGGCAATGGAATTGTTACAATATTGGTAAATTTGATTCTAGATTAGAATTAGTTTCCAAGTATCTGAGCATGACTGATCAGGATATAGAAAATTGTATGTAGCTTGACGCTAAAGAGCCTTTAAGCTATGCTTGGTGAAGACAAGACAAAAACCACACTGGAAAAAACAACAAATGAACAGCACAACAATTAGTAATCTACTTGATCAAGCTGAAGAAATTTATCAAGCGTATAGTCATACATACGCTAAAACTTTTGATGAATTGTTAGAGTCTGGTAAATCTGGTCTAAGTGCTAATAAACACGCTACACTGACAGCTTCTAAACACTGTGCAGCAACTTTCAATATTTCACAGTTTGAAGTTGGATTAGCGTTAAAAATTTTAGATATGCCATATTGGATTGTAAAAGAAATTCAATCCTGTGTAATCCATCCAACATTAGCATTAGATATGATACGTTATGCAGATTCTAAGGATGCTGTGTTGAGAGATGTTTTTAATATCACCTTAGATTTATCAAAAAGTAGAGGCGAAAAAAATCCTACAATGGCAAGTTTTCAAATCGTTAAGAGAGGCTTGACAAATTAAACCGCTTATGGTAAGCGATCGCTTAAAGAGTCTTTAGGATTTATTTTCTAAAGACTCTTTACTTTTGGCTTAACCTGTGGCATATTAATAGATGAACACCTTCACACAGGAATCATAGACAAATGACAGAGACAAAACAGAAAACAGATCTTTTAATTTTTGCTCAAAAAGTTAGTGATGCTTATGATCGGTACTATTCCGAATGTTATATGCGTGTTGGTAGTACTGGCATTCATGCCGATACAGCAGCCGTTAGTAAATGTGTTGAACATTTCAACTGTAATTCGTTGTACGTCTATCAGATGTTAGAACTAATGCATCTGCCTTTATGGTTGGCTATGAAGGTGAGTAGTGATGATTTGAATATTGCTGTTGCTCTAATGATGATTAGAGTTAGTAAAATTTCACAACATCCAATTGGTAAAGTCTATCAATTATGTTATAATGCAGCCAAGAGAGGTGGATCGACATTTATAACGGCTGCTGAGTTACACCAAGTTGAACGTGTGCTTAAAGTGGGTGATCTGTGTTAAAGAGTCTTCAAAAACTATTTTCTAAAATAGCTTGACTTCTAAAACTAGATCACTTATATTAAGTGAAGAGACAAGAAAACAAAACACCTCAAACTTAAAGGACAAAAACAATGACTGCTGCTACTCCTGCTACTGCTCAACTTTTGACTGAACAAAAAATTTACTCTGATACTTACGAAGTAGAAGCAAGTGAACTTTTGAATCATGCTGCATTCTGCCCTACACAGTTCTACGTTCGTGGTAATGTTGCTAACATCGCAGCAGAAGACATTGAACAGTTAAAAGAGGATCTGATTTTTCGCGGCGAAAATGGTGAAAAACCCGTTGTCCGTGTTACAAACTCTTTAACTGTATTTGAGTTTGACGGCAAACTTTTCTACCTTGCTGGTAATAGCCGTGTACGTTGCATCACTGAAATGTTGAACGATACCAAATACAAAGGTATGACATTTCAGCCTGTCAGTATCAAACGGCTATTGGTTGAGCCTACCTACGAAACTCTAGTAAGGCTGCAAATCTCGGATAATGATACAACTAATCGCCATCAAATTATTGATGTGTGTAAGACTGTATCAGGTTTCTACCAGAATGCATTCGAACGGGCTGTAGCTTCTGGCAAAAATGAAAAACAAGCTGGTGCCATCGCTACACAAGCTTGTGTAGTCCTTACTGGTAAATCACAAGCATATGTGGGTCAGCTTATTAAGCTGGCAACAATGCCTGATTGGTTGTTGACACACGTTCAAAACAAACGATTGAACGCTGATACAGCAATCAATATGCAACGGTTCTCTGATTCCTCTGGTATGCCTCTAGAGTCAGTTTTTCAAGGTGCCGAATCGCTTGCAGTAGGATCACCAGCGATTTACAAAAAGCAACATCTTGATAAATTTATCAAGAGTGTTGGATCTGGTAAAACTGAAACTAATGAAGGTGGATCAGGTGAAGGCTCAGAAGGTGGATCTTCTGGATCTGGTGAAGGTGGTTCAACTGCTGCACCTAGAAAAGTGGTAGATCCTAAAATTGCGGAGGACTCTATCTTTGAGTCTTTAACAGCACTCCAAGATCTTGAAGTTGAGGAAGTGAACGACCTTCATATGGAGTTATTAGCAAAAACTAACACCTCCACAGCTAAGATCCTGTCTTCTGCCCTTAAAGCACAAGTGATCGACGTTTCTAAGGCTGCTAGCGTTTTACCTTCTGTTGCAGAAACGTTAAAGACTCTTTTGAATGTTTCTGCCTTCACCCAAATCGATCCTAATGCGATGGGTGATGATGATGAGGAAGTTACACGCAACACAAAACGGGCTGTATCTGCCCTTAAAGTTGCTGGTCAGATGATCGGTTTAATGTTTGCTGAGTCCCTCATCAGTGACACCGAAGCAGGTGCATCACTTGATAGCCTGAAGATTGCAACCGTAACGCTTTTTGATGCCCTAGATTTGAAAAAAGCGTTTAACCCTGAAGAATTGACACAGGTTTACAACCAATTTAATGGACTAAATAAGTCTTTAGGGTTGATTCAGAATGATGGTGAAGTTTCTGAAGTAACGGACGATGAACTTGAAGATCTGGAAGGTGAACTGGACGGTGTAGACGATGATTCTGAAAGTCTGGACGATGAAGATCTAACAGAACTAGATGAGGTTATTACCGCTATAGATGGTGAGTTTACCGCTACTGTAGAGTAACATTTGATCCGGTTTTCTCTAAAGTAGCAAAAAGTGGCACATTAACAGTGTGCCACTTTTTTATTGACTTAAAGACTCTTTAGGCTTTATACTTGGTGAAGACAAGCAAAAACACCGGAGCCGAAAATTATGTTAGTTCATCACTCTCTGACCCAATATGCACCTGCTAAAATCGATCCTAATACTGGTAATGTATCAGTAGTACACCCTAGCGGTGATTGGGCATCTTACGGCTATGCTGGCAATAACTTTGTGAAATTTGATAATGTGGAGGACGCTAGAAAGTATCGCCAACATTCGGTTGATAGCATAAGAGAATTGGCGATCGTCATTACGATGTGTAAACTTCGATAATGATTCCTCTGAACTGTCACATAGCGAGTGTGTGACAGTTCTTTTCTAAAATAGTGGACGATTAAAGAGTCTTTAGCCTATACTTGGTGAAGACAAGAGAAAACACCGGAGCCAAAAATGAGTATTAGAATTAATTCTTCTGAATATCATATACAAAAAGTTTCAAAAGGTTATATAGTATCTGAGTATCGATCTATCAGATGTTTTAGAGGTTATAGAGATGTAACTATTAAATCTGTTTTAATCGAAAATCTGAAAAATTTTTTAATTTCTAGACATGGTGAAGACTGCCAGATTATTAGATTAGAGGCATAAGTAAGATGACACAGTTTTTTGCTCAAACTAAATCCGGATCAATCAGTCTAAAAGTATCAGTATTTAATTCTGATCATAACGAATGGTTGCAACAGCCAGATCAAACAATAGCGATTGATAATGCTGATAGTGATGGTGTTTTAGTATGCCTAACGATTGATGCACCCTGCAAATATTCTGAGGACGTTTTAACTCTGTCTGCTAGGGTAACAAGCTTCTACAAAGATGCTTTGAACATCGCAAAGGAATCAGGCAAAAGTAAAAAGTTTGCACGTTCAGCAGCTATACAAGCTTGTGTAGCATTGACAGGAAGATCAACCGCTTATATAGGTCAGTTGATCCGTGTATCTACAATGCCGGATTGGTTGGTAGAACAGATTAGACAAAATAATCTGAGTCTTAATAGTGCTGTTGTTATGGAACGTTGCAGCCGTATAAATGATTTACCTTTAACACAGGTGTATCAAGAGATTTTAACGCTTGCTAACAATACACGGAGGATTAGCTCAGAACGTATTTATGATAGTCATGTGAGAAAGTACTTAAAAAGATTTTTCTGAATACTCTTGACGATTAAAGAGTCTTTAACTTATACTTGGTGAAGACAAGCGAAAATAAACTACACCGGAGCAAAAAAAAAATGACTCAGCAACAATGGCAAGAGACAACATACAGTGATTTAAGAACAGGTGATAGATTCACCCTAAAAGATTCTATGGAATGGAATTTTTATAAAGATTCGGATGGATATTTTAGTGGTCGATCCGGTATGTCACATAAAGATCTTAAACCTGATACAGTTGTATTAGTCCCAAAATCCCCTGTTTAGATGATTCCTCTGAACTGTCACATAGCGAGTGTGTGACAGTTCTTTTCTAAAACAGTGGACGATTAAAGAGTCTTTAACCTATACTTGGTGAAGACAAGAGAAAACAAACTACACCGGAGTTAAAAACAATGTCCTACCTAACCCAATTCAATATTGACGCTACATCATTAAATTTCAGTAATATCTATAGTACTGAGTTATACTTTACATACGATGAAGCGGTAAAACATTTCGGTGAAGCTTTTCTAAAAAAGATTTTTGAAAGCAAAACAGCTTGGTCAGTCTGGACTATCAAACCGCAAAAATGCATTATTGAAGCAGGTTTTACAGTTTAGTTATACATGATGAGAGGTGAATTGCTTCACCTCTCATCACCCTATGAGGCTTAAAAATGGCACTACTATTAGTTAAGACAGATTCAAAAACGGTTTGGTTAAGTCTATGGAAGTTTAACCCACATACGGCTAAATGGGTAAAGATAACGCGCTATCCTGTACCTTATGAGCCTTTAGACACACGGTTTAGACAAGCTGTGATCAAGATGCATGATAATGGACTGGTTTTTTATCCTAAAGATAAAACACCGATTAATTCAAAAGCTTTTAAGATTGGGCGATCGCTGATCGATGAAATTCTAGCTAATCCGCCTATTTTTCTAGAGGCTCAGAAGATAGATTTTGATTCGTATTGGCGCGAGAAAGAGCAAAAGGAGATGAGGAAAAAGATCCGAATTCGGGATAAAGCGTTGCAGAAATATAAAGAGGCATACGATAGGGGCGAAATACTGCCTAGACGGGTTTTAAGACTATTAGGAGTAGATAAGTAATGAACATTGATCAAGACACCTTAAAGAGGCTTATAGAGGCAAATCTAAGGGATATATGTATACAGTATCCGTTAACGATGGAAGAGGTACAGATGATATATGATATTACTCACTCATTCGGTGCTGTGAAGTATGGAGGTGTTTTAAGACGCGATCAAAATAGGAGTACCGAATATCTAAAAAGCTTTTTCACTCAACTGTATACATCTCAACCCGAACAGGCAGAATAATGAACACAAAAGTAGAAAGAGATTATTGGCTGCAACGTTGCATTGGTTTAGGATGTACTAAAGAAATATTTGAAGAATGTGAAAAGAAACAATTAAAGTTGGCTGAATCACAGTTACATTATCCTAACAGCTACTATGTGATTTGTGGTTGTATAACGCTATCGCATTGGTACGCTAAAGGCTATACAGCTTTACCAAACACGGCTGAACAGTCTATAGAATGGTTTAAGCTTATGGTGGCTAACCTGCATGGTGATTTTGAATCTGGTTTATATGCCTTAATAGCTGGTATGCCGTGCCATATTGAAGACATGATCAACATCTGGAAGCAGCCATGACATATAAAATGTTTGGAGGATATGTTAAAGCGGTAAAAAATGGCTTAGTTGTTATTCACCCAATAACCGTTACAGCTACAGACATTAACACCGCTTTAACAATCGTAAATTGGAAAAATATCACAGAAGTTTTTCCGATTGGTGAAGGTTATTATTTGCACACTCAAGAATTGATTGAGGCTACAGAAGACCAGATGAAAACCCTTAAAGAGTCTTTAACAAATGATTAGTATTAAAATAGCGATCGATCCAATGTCTAAACCAAGAGGCATGATCGGCGCTTCTGGTAATATGACTCATTCGAGCGATGGGACTTATAGACAATGGCAAACAAAATTCAGAAAAAAAATGATCGACGCATATCCGCAAAAATTCCCTAAGTTTTTTTGTCTGGTTTATATCTTCAGGGTTAACCCTAAAAAGCTAGGTAGAAAACAAGATCTTGATAATATGGTCGGAGCAATTAACGATGTTTTAACCTTTAACAACCGTATGAAATTTAAGGGTTGGATTCAGGATGATTCTTGGCTACATATCCCTAGATTCTGGACTGAGGCACAGGCATCCGATTCTGTCACTAGCACGGTTCAAATATGTGTATGTAGGAATCCGTTTGATTTCTTGAAACTTTATATTACTCTGCACATTTATAAAGAACCTCTGAAGATCACTAAAATACTTAAGTTTGTCAGATCTTTAGGGGTAAATTGAATGAGTACACAGCAGATTACACCGGAGCCAAAAATGAGAGAATTAACTTATGAAACTTGTCAAGCGATCGCCAACTTTAACTACTACCATATTGAACGGGTTAACGATGCTGGTGAAGCTAAGATCCTATTGTCTAGTGATTATGCAAGAAACGATTTTCAAAAATTATTTGAATCACTTTCTGAGTTATACATATGGTTAACTACTGATTTTGAGTTTTAGAAAATATTTGTTAAAGACTCTTGACGATTAAAGAGTCTTTAACCTATACTTGGTGAAGACAAGAGAAAACAAACTACACCGGAGCCAAAAACAATGTCAGTATTACTTCAGGATGAAATCAACTTAGATCAAATTGCGGTTGGTGATCATATCACTGGTTTGTATTTCAAAAAATACGGGTTTAGCGGTATTGTTGAAGAAATTACACCTGTAATAGTTACTTATGGTGGCAATCGTACATTTAACCATTCGTTTGTTGTTAAGCTGACTACCGATTGCCAACGTCCTGGTAATGGTCTTTTTAACGCTGGTGACAGTTTCAAAATCATCGTATCTGGTGATAAGCCAAACGCTGTAATCGCTATGCTATCTAAACCAAAATAGAGGCTGCTGAACTGTCACATAGCGAGTGTGTGACAGTTCTTTTCTAAAACAGTGGACAATTAAAGAGTCTTTAGCCTATACTTGGTGAAGACAAGAGAAAACAAACTACACCGGAGCCAAAAAAATGATTCATGTTATCTTTCATTACACAAAAGACGGCATCAGAAATTCGACTGAAAATATATTTGACAATTTGCGAAAAGCTATAGATTGTGCCAAAGAATTAAGTATTGATAATTTAGTTGCAGACAAAAGAATAGAGTTAATCATCGATCCGGATTATTCGGAGCCTGTGTTAGAAAAAATTGATGATGGTGAAAAAGTTTATCACGTTATCAGTAAAGGCATAGAATCGGTTAAATTTTATTGGTGTGGTGATCAGAGTTTTACACGAAAAACTTCAAATTGGACAAGAAAACAAAAAGACGCAAGCGAATTTAATTATAAATTTGGTGCTGAGTCTGTACTAAAACAGGTTATATATCATTGCTTGTGATGATTCCTGAAAAGAACTGTCACATAGCGAGTTTGTGACAGTTCTTTTGAAAATATGTAGACAGTTAAAGAGTCTTTAGTCTATACTTGGTGAAGACAAGAGAAAACACAAAACGGAGGCAAAAACAATGTCTGATCATCGCGGATCTGGTAGATAGTTAAATTCATTCACACAGGAATCATTTAGGAGAAATTATGACGGATTTTATCTTCAAGTTTGCAGACAAAAAAATTGCTAGAAAAGTCTACAATCAACTAAGCGATCTAGATCGTTCAGATTCTCAGCTATGGGGCATGACAAATAATGATAATAAAGATTGCATCTTATGGATGAGTGTTGAACCTTATAGGCTACACGTAATGGCTCAACAGATGACTGGTTATACCGAAATTATTTGCTTAGGTCAAAATCTAAACCCTTCACAAAATTACATTATCTATCTAAAACGCCATTGGCTATTACTTAAAGTGATAGAGGTTTACGGCATGATAAAACCGATTGATTTTGATGAAGATGATTCTACAGATCTCGATGATGTTGATACTACGGAGTTTGATGAGATAGCAGCATCCGAATTGTAAATGATTCCTCTGAACTGTCACATAGCGAGTGTGTGACAGTTCTTTTCTAAAACAGTGGACGATTAAAGAGTCTTTAACCTATACTTGGTGAAGACAAGAGAAAACAAACTACACCGGAGTCAAAAACAATGTCAGTACAAATGATTCAAATTATTGTTAAAGTTTATCCTGTAGGTGGACAAGCTACATTTAATGAAACTTACACCGTCCCCGAAAGTGTTACACCTGATCAGGTTATCAACACAATCAAAAAGACAAGATTCGTTTCAAAAGTTGAGCATCATTCTACAGTGTACGGGAAAAATTAAAAGCTGTTGAACTGTCACATAGTTAACTATGTGACAGTTCAATCAACTAAAACATTGGAGCTAAAACAATGAGCCAATCTAAAAAGACTGATGATGAACTGATTGAACAGTTTGAAAATGGTGAAGATCTTTCAAAAGAAGATTTAGAACGTGTTGCAGAAGTTGAACCAAGATATGCTTCAATGATTGAGGTATTAGAGGAAGAGGACAAAATTTTAAGCAACGTGGATCAGGATAACAGCAATATCATTAAGTAGGGGTGAACTGTCACATAGCGAGTGTATGACAGTTCTTTTCAAAAACAGTAGACAGTTAAAGAGTCTTTAGCTTATACTTGGTGAAGACAAGAGAAAACAAACTACACCGGAGCCAAAAACAATGTCTAATCAAAAGCCTGTCATCAGCACCAACTACTTTTCCAATACCACGCTCGGAGAATTGATTATGGATCAACATGAACTTGGTGCTGTAGTTGTCATTAGTTCTATGGTCTGCAAAAATGGTGCTTATCAGGTTACATACTTAGCTGTGGCGAATGGCAAGCGTTCAAAATGCTCTACTTTTCTGAGTGTTCATGCACTATTAAGAAAATTAGTACAACGGGCTATAGTAGCCTCTAAAAGCGTTGAATTTAAAAATGATGGTACAACTACTACAGGATGGCAGTCTAACCCTGTACATTGTAACTGTAAATCATACGGCAGTCCTAACGGGTTACGGATCAATGATATAAAATCCTGTAAACATACCATTGCATACGCTCGGACTTTCTTTGGTGTTTCATCCTTAGTTGATTATGTAGCCTTACAGAAAAATTGGTTAGAAGGTGTAACGGATGCTGCTGCGATGAAAGCAATTATTCATAGTGAAGCTTGGACAAAGTAAACAGCGATCGCTGAACTGTCACATAGCGAGTGTGTGACAGTTCTTTTCAAAAACAGTAGACAGTTAAAGAGTCTTTAGCTTATACTTGGTGAAGACAAGAGAAAACACACCGGAGCCAAAAACAATGTCTAATCAAACCACTAACGAAGTTAAAGTACAAAAAACTTTTGAGGATATTGCTAAAGAATCTATCAGAGTTGAAATTATTTCAGGTTGTTATTATGCCTTTGGTTCTGAATTAGCAATCTTAAGAATATTTGCTAAGTATCAGACGAATGGTAAATATCATAATCCGCGTGCTATTGTTGGCTATAGTCAAACAGATGAATCACATTATTTTTGCTTAGAATCTAAATTTTAAGTATTAATACTCTCTAAAGATTCTTTAACTAATATCTTGACAGTTAAAGAGTCTTTAGCCTATACTTGGTGAAGACAGGAGAAAACACCGGAGCCAAAAATCATGAAATCATTCAGAGAATCAGCCGTATCTATCGCGATCGAAATGTTAGATTATAACGGTTATGCGATATTCGATAATCAATGGAATATTTCACATATTGAATCACTCGAAAATATTTTCTCAGTTATCGCAAGACCAACTTATTCGTATCATGAAGAATTAGCAAAGCTTAAAGCGATGATTGATCATGCTGTTGATAACTTTAGTTTTAATCGTCAAAATACAGAGGAAAAATTAGCAGCAAAAAATCTACAAACTGAAATCGACAAATATATCGCTTCCAGCAAAATTGATCTAACAGCTTATACACGTTAACCGATAGAGGAAAAACACCGGAGGACATTATGCCACGTAAACAGGATACGTTAGTTAAATGGTCTATGAGTAGGCAAGGTTGGGTTTTAAGTAGATGTGGACGTTATAAAATAGTGCCCCTGTTTATGGGTTGTAATACTCCACAGGCATACAATCTAGAAAAAGATGGTGTGAAGGTTGCTAGTGTGCTGAACAGTCAAAAAGAGGCAAAAGAATATGCCGAAAAATTAGAGTCTAAATCTACTTGACGTTAAAGACTCTTCAGATTATACTTGGTTAAGAACAAATTACACCGGAGCAAAAAATGGCTAACACTAATCGGGCTGCAACACTCAACACTGACACTAACGAGATTAAGACAACTTTAGAAAGTGTTACACAGGAATCATTCGAGATTTTGCAACACATCGCAGATGGGTATATTATCTTTGATGTTGATGATGTAATCTCAGATTTAATCAAAGTAGTTGTTGGAGGAAAAATCGGTAAATCAAATATAAAAATTTCTGCACCTGTTGAAATTTTTGAATTGGCTTTTAAGCTGACACCATTAGTTAAGCAGATTGAGCAGAAATATATGCAATTGTATAACCTGACACCTAAACAAGCTGACAAAAAAATCCGTATTAGGAGAAATGATGCTATCTCTACTGACTAACGAACAACTGATAGATCATCTATACAGCCTCTACCAGAAAAAAGAAGCATATCACCGTTTGTATTCTAAGGCTACAAAACGATCAATGGTTGGTGCTGCTGCAATAGCCTTAGAAGGTCAGAAAACTCTAGAGGCAGAAATAAGCGAAACAAAAGATCAGATTCTCTACCGAATGGATCCGAAGTCTTAAAAATTAGCTTACCTGAAAAGGTTAAAACAGTTGGGACTAGCAGACCAACATCCGGTGTTAACAAGACAGGTAGATTTTATTCTGCCTGTCTTTTCTTATATATGTGGTAGAATATTTATATAGTTTATTGGTTCAATAGATGGGTACTGTTTTCGATTTTAGTATTTCTGTTAAAGCTAAAGAGGTTTTTATTTTTGAATTAGACAGCGATAATATCATTTTGCGTGAGGCTCAGTATAATTTAAGTACAGGTGTTTTAGAATTTCTTAAACGTCCTCCAGAATATGAAACATTAATCCGCCGTACTGGTGCTGTAAATTTTCCGGATTTTGATTCTTGTTCAATAGCACTTAATCAGGAGTTAAAAGAATTAGGTCTAATCTCTTGACATTAAAGAACCTTTAGACTAGACTTGGTAAAGACGGAAAAAATTTAGAGGCTCAAAAATCATGCAAGTGTCAGTTGTTGATCTTAATCGTTTCCTATCTGCTGTTAACGGTAATCCTGAAGTTCTTTCAAGTAAATTAACAGTTGTTTCTACAGGTGAAAATTGTTCAGTCCTTAATCTAGAAACTAATGATTTTTCACCTTTTGATGATGACACCTCTAGACTACTGCAACGATTAGAGGAAAAATTGATCAATGGTAAAATCTTAGAAGCTGGTCAGCAGTTAGAAGGGTTAGATGTTTACCGTTAACGTTTGAGGATAGGGGCATATATGCCCCTACAAGGTATCTGAATCAAGTTAACCGTACAGTTTACACCGGAGCAAGTAATGAGCCTTACAGCAGCAAAAACGACAGTAGAAGATTTGACAGATCCTAAGTACTTAGTTAAACGAATTGTTGGTGATTCTTATGAATCGAATAGTTCATATTTGTCAATGAAGCGATGGTTACAGGGTGATTATAACAAACGGCTGTTAGATCGATATGAAGGCATAGGCTTATTAATGAGTAGCTGTAACTGTCGATTTATCCTCTGGATTGCTATGCAGAAGATAACGGCTGATCAGCCGTTACTATGCGAATTAGATCGGGCTGAGTATTACAAAAGAAGAAATTTCTCAGCAATGACATTAAGACGCTACACGGTTATTGGTAAAATTTTAGCAACAAAGTAAACGGCGATCGCTGAACTGTCATATAGCGAGTGTGTGACAGTTCTTTTCTAAAACAGTGGACGATTAAAGAGTCTTTAACCTATACTTGGTGAAGACAAGAGAAAACACCGGAGCCAAAAACAATGACTACTTTAACTGTTGACAACTTCACTTCTGCTGCTTCATTTAGCTTTCTTTCAACAGGTTCAACCATAACTAAAAAAACTTTTTTAGATGTGATGGTCTGCTCGGTAAATGTTGAGAAAAAATATGCTTCTAAAATCTGGCAATTGATGGAGCAAACTGGACGCATTAAAAAGAATGTTGTTTGTGATATTACTGAAGCTTGGAACGTTGACACCAAAGAAGTGATTAAGACCGTCTTAAAAAGTCTTAAAGCAGATGATAGCAGCTATCTAAGTGATCCAGTCATGCAAGCGCTACACACGGTTACAGGCTTAAGCTATGCTACGATTCAGGCTGCTTTGAACGCTTTAGAGCAAGAATACTTTTTAGAACAGCGTAGGGCTGTTAATCCTGCTCAAATCATTGTTCGTAATTGGGCATAGGCTCAACTAGTGAACTGTCACATAGCGAGTGTGTGACAGTTCTTTTCTAAAACAGTGGACGATTAAAGAGTCTTTAGACTATACTTGGTGAAGACAAGAGAAATTACACCGGAGCCGAAAACAATGCAAGCTAGAATTTTATTTACATCACTGACTTGGAACAAAGAACTTTGGGGCAAAAATTTCTACCTGTGTAATGAATTGGATTCAGAGCAAGAATTTAACGGATTTCATTTTTGCCGCGATAAAACAAAAGCTATTACATTACACATTGATAAGGCTTATAGAATTGCTGGACAAATTTCTACACGCGCTACAGTTGCAGTAATTTAAGAATAGAAAAAAAAGAACTGTCACATAGCGAGTGTGTGACAGTTCTTTTCTAAAATAGTGAACGATTAAAGAGTCTTTAGCTTATACTTGGTAAAGACAAGAGAAAACAAACTACACCGGAGCCAACAGGAATCATCATGGTATACTTTCCAGATTCAGTACAACACACAGAAGCAACCGATCGCAAGTTTTTAACCACCGCGATTACAAATTATTTAACACAAGCCGGATATCGTAAATCTGATATTCGAGTAATCCTTAAGCAGATGGAGAATTTAGAATGGGGTTTCGCGTATGGTGCTAAATTTGTCAATATTAATTTTCCTGGTAAAAAATGGGCGAATGAGCGATCGCGGATCACAGCAGCTTTCTCCGAATATTATCAGCTATGCAGACAGAGTTTCTTAAAGGATGTTTCAAAATGAGAAAAACAAAAGAGCAGATAATTAATCAAGGTTATGATGCATTCTGGAATAAAGAATTAAGAGAGGATAATCCCTGGTTTGAAGACTGTGAAGAGTTTGATTGGTGGTTAGAAGGTTATGAACTAGCAGCATCAGATCCAATTTAAGAGGCAGACAAAAACCCACTAAGCTTAGTGGGTTTTTTTTTAGTGGGTATTTGTACTCTAGTAATGCAGTACTATTTTCTCCCATAACTTTTTATTAAATGCCAGAGGACGTACCCCACAAGTGTTACCCATATGATCGTGTAGGCAATAAACAAGAGTATTATCATGATTTATTTATCTAACAGTAGTTTAACCAACATCCTGAAAAATAAGCCTACACCAAATAAGACTGCAACGATTACATAAACGGCAACAAATCCTAACATTCTCTCTAATTCCTGTAATAGCGGTTAACAGCCTCAATCAGCATAACAAAAATGAAAAACAAACCTAGAAATATTAAACATCCGATCATGATTGTTAGTATCATTTGCTCCTATATGCCTCTATAACGTGTTTAACTTGATTCCTGGTAGATTGTACCTTTAGAACTTCTAAAGAGTCTTTAAGAGGCTTTTAAGGTGGATTGAGCCAACTATCTAGAAGTAATCCGATAGTTAATAGGATGAGTAGAATTAAAACAACAATGAAAAATGCTTTCATAACCCTAAATAGTCCTTAACCATTCCTGCTAACACAACTATCAAAAAGATTGAAATTACAACAATTAACGCTGTCATAGAATCCTTATAACGTGTTTAACTTGATTCCTGGTAGATTGTACCTTTATACCTTCTAAAGAGTCTTTAAGAGGCTCAGAGGCAACACACAGGAATTATTCACCAAATAACGAATCATATTTTTCTGCTTTGCTGCTATCGCCATAATTTTGTCTGAAGTAGTCATATATACCTGATAGGCAATCAACTAAGTCATTAACTAAAGGTTGTTTTTTTCCATCAAATTTTCTGATAATTTCTACAAACTCACATCTTTCTACACCGTTATTATCGTGATAGAGCATATCAGAAATTACCACTTTACCTTTATTAGCAGCATTGCCAACAGGTATCGCCCTTTGTAATTTGCTCAGTAATGGACGATAACCAAAGACAGTGTAATTATCTAATCTATCTTTCATATACTCTACATACTTGATACCGGATGCTCCTGGTTCAATTTCGATTAAATGTATGCAGCCATAAGGCGATCGCTTAACTACGTCCTCCATATCTGTATCACCTTCCATTGGTGTTAGTTGTGCAGCATTGTAATCTAGGATGATTAGTTTTTCTATGCTTTCATCATAAGCAACTAAAACATCAGCAGAGTAGTAAGCATCAGCATCCGTAGATGAGGCAATGTCATAATATCTAAAATAGACTAATCCATCGTAGTTAGTAACATGATATTTAGTGAAGATTGAAGGTGAAAATATTTTATCACCTCCCTTAAAATCTCCTGGTAAAACGTCTAATTCTTCACTCGCTCTAATTCCATAATATGCATAAACGGATTTGATCCATTCTAATTCACCTTCTAAAGTCCATTCAATCTTATTTTTATTACATATAACCTTATATAAACCATCAGCGATCGCATCTCTAAAAGTTGTAGTAACTAATTCATAAGGCAATTCACCAGCTTCAATTTTTAGAATTAATTTATTAAAATCAGCGTCAATACCCGCATGAGTAGATGTAATAAAGATCCATCCGCCGTGTATCACAGTAGCCATTGCAGCCGCGATTATATCTTCTAGAGGCTCAATCCGATATGCAGCCTCATCTATTACAATGCCATTACCAGGCTTCGCACGTAAGTTATTGGCATTACCAGCAATTGCTGTGATTGTTCTACCATTATTAAATTTGACCTCAAATACATTAATGTTATTAATGTTGATTGCCTGACTTCTGGCAACAAATTCGAATGCTATGTTCGCAAGTGTAGCCCATTTACGAACATCTTAATAAATTGCTTTGCTGAGTCTTTATTGTAAGATGTATAAACACAATCTCTAATGTCTTGTATTGCATCCATAAAACAAATATAAGACATTACAAAAGATGCGCCAATCTGTCTAGATTTACGCCAAACTATGACTTTTAATTTAAGGTTTTTATCATTTTTAATTCTTACTTTATCAACTTGATATTTCAAGAAATAAGGATCTTTATCTGCATAAGAGTCATCAATTTTTGAAATATCTACAACCGATTTTTCTTTTTTTGTAATTGCAGACTGAGCATTCGAACGAATAGATTTAAGCATTAGTCTGTCAATGCTCCTCAACAGCTTGACGGATAAGAGCAATTGCCGTTCTTTCTGTTAAAGAGTCTTTATTAGTATCAGTACGCCCAATAGTTTCTCTCATAGATGCTGTACATTTATCAGCATCAGTTAACAGCTTTTTATATTGATCATTGCTCAAAACTCCATCAGATACCATATGATCTAACGCTTTTAAAAAGCTATCAGTTGTTAAAGCTTCTTTAATAGCCCAAGCTGCGATCGGTCTATCTCTAGTATCAGTTTTGATCTTTCTGCCAACTTGTTTTTCTTCACCATCTTCATCTACAGCATAGATAATCTCATTTGTTATTGTGAGTACTTTCCTACTCATAGGATCAGTCAATTCTGTTACTACTGCCTTAATAGCAGCCATGTAAGCTTCGCTCTTTAGATGAGAACATATAAGATGTTTTAATGATCTATATGATTTGTCAAACTCTTCATCGTTTTTGCACCATGCCATTAGATGATGCATTTGCATATCAACAGATGATAAAGCCTCCGCTATATCAGCAGATTCACAAAGCTTTTCTAAAAATTTCTGTTTTAACGTTTCACTACTCATAATTAAACATGAGATTTTATCAACTTATGCTAATTATAACATAAGTTTTAACTATATTTTAATTTGATTCCTTGTTATTTATTAAAGACTCTTTAACACAGGAATCATATTGAACCATTTGAATTAAATGTTATAGGCACCTTTGTCTGATTGGCGTATTCTTGCCATTTTAAGACTCTTTCTGCTTTAGGTTGATGAATGCTTACAATTTGATTCCATAGAGGCTTTAAAAGGCTTATAGAGGGATCTGGCATACTAATTATTTGCTGCATCGTAGTGCCTAGCCAATTCCCTAATCCGCCATAGGTAGGAGACATTACACTAATTAGCATGAATTGGTAATCCTGATCGTTTAACATTAACGATCTAAATTCATTCCATTTAGGATTGTCTTCTATCGGTTCAATAATTTCAACTTGTGGAACGTTACCAGCGTTTAACCATTCTAAATATTTTCGATAGTCGTTATTATTTACATCATCAGGGATAATAGAATCGCCTAATTTTATAAAACCGTTTGATAATTCAATATACATTTTTAGATCTCAGCATTAAAGGAAAACCGATCAAATAATGCATAAGCATCTCCGCTTGCATTAGCTTGTATTTCATATCGTCCATATTGTGAATTAGTAGCACCAATATTTACAGCCGATAAATTAACCCGTTGTGGGGCATTTAATAATATTGCTGTTGGAGTTGATCGCATTGCAACAGGAAAAATAATAGTAGAACTAGAAAATTGTCCGGATGCTGTTGCCGCGAATCGTTGCGATAAATGCATCTCATGATAGTATCTCTGGCAGATTGAAAACTCTTTTATGGCGCTTCTTTCTTCGAATATTGTTGCTTCTGATCCTGCTTCACATTGAACTAATGCAATTCTAAAATATGCGTTTGTTGTATCTAACCAATTAACACAATTAGGAGATGCTACAAAATTACCAGTGATCCAGCTATTGAGAGTTGATGTTATAAAAGTTGATCCGGTTGCTAATTGCCAAGTTAAAAATAATCCTGATCCGTTTGTATAATTCCAATCACCTAACGATGGAGAACTAGGAAAAACTATATTTTTATATTCCCATTTATTAGCAATAGATATTGTATATTCAATAACGCATGATCGATCCGTTGCTGTTGCACCATTCCTAGCAGATATAGCATAGATCCCAGTTTTTGAAGACTTAACCCAAAATGAAACTATAAAAGGTTTTTGCATTAAATATTTTGCATAAAATCCTTCTATACAATGCCTTAAGCCTGTAGCATCACCGCTTTGAATTGTTGCTGGACTACCTAGATATGCATATTCTAAACAATACTCTGTAAACATTCCAGACTGGAAAAAAGCAGGAGCATCTAAAACTCTGGATGTTCTCATAGATCTTGCTACTGTCGTTGTAGCAATCCATCTATCTGCTAGATATGTGCTAGCAGTAGTAGTTACTGTTAAACCTCTCTGAAATGGGTTAGTGTCAAAATTGCCACCAATAATCCTATTTCTAAAATTTGAATCATCATCTAATATGATTGATCCGGATCTGTCTGGTAGTTTAATGTTTCTTGCTGCTGTTGGTGTCCAGTTGAGAGAACTATTAAAACCATTACGGAATAAAATCTGCCTCAAACTAGAGGCAGAAGATCCAATTCCGATTTGAAAACTGTTATTAATTGAGCCTAAAAAATCACCAAATTTGCTCATTATTTAACTAGGTATAACGTAGTCTACTTGCACTCTAGCGGCTCCGACAGTTGCACCATTAGCAGCATAAGTAATAATTAAATTCTCAGCATTATTAACCGGAATAGTATTAGGGTAAATTTCATAAATTTTTGCCCCTGCAACATCTAATAAATCAACTTGAGTAGAGGCAACATATTTAGAAGTTGTTCCAGCTATACCAACAGAAATTGATGGTGTACCATTAAAAGCGGTATCTACAATTACCCTAACAGCTTTTATAGAAGCGTTAGCTGGTAGGGTAAACATCGCTATAGGGGATGTACTACCAAATACTAATGCTGTGGTGTCTGTAACACCCTGATTGGTTGCACCAGCGTTAGCAATCCAACTTGTATTGCCTGATCCATCTGTTTGCAAAACAAATGCAGCAGTACCGTTATTTGGTGGAAGTCTAAAAGCTGTGTTGCCTGTCATACCGGATGATGGTCTTCCAAATGTTACAGACCAATCCGCACCTGTAGCAGCAGCATCCGAGTTGATAACAATTACATCACCGCTATTATTTAGCTGCGATGCTGTTAAAGCCGCATCAGCATTATCAGCCGAATTTCTAACTAATAAATTACCAGAATTATTTTTAAGATTTACTCCACCAATGCCAATTTGAAATTTAGTTAATAATGTTCCTAATGCGTCAATAATCTTAGACATTAATCAAACCTCAATAATGATAAAACCTGATCCGGTTGTTGCGTTGATTCCTGGTGTGATTGATAAATAAATATTCGTAGGTATTACATAATTTGTAGGGTTATTATTCTCAATCGTTAAAGACTCTTTAAGACTAATGAACTGTGATGAAAACAACTTTTGATAATCAGAGGAATCACCTACAGTTATTAAATGATTATCACCATTGAAAGATTGAAAAATAACTAATTCAACATTTTTAATTAGTCCTGAAAAATTGCTAAAAATAATGATTGGAGATGCATCTCCATAACTAAAACCATACTTAAAAAAACTCGATCCTATATCACCTTTATCGCCTTTAATACCTATGGGTGATAATGTTAGATCAATTGTTTCAGATTCACTTAAAGATATTTCTATAATTGAATTTTCAATATCAAAATTATTATTTTCAATATTGAGAACTAAATCATTATTTGTAGATCCAATGATTAAATCTGTCGGATTATCTTCAATATTAAATACTATTGAATTGTTCAATATTGTGATTGAATCATTATCCGTAATTATTAGATCGCTCATATAATTACAACAGCATCATTAACTTGTACTAATGATGGTTTAACAATAGGATATACTTCACCATTGTTAATTAATTTGACTTCATAAATCCAGCAATTTACACCAATTTTTATTGTTCCATCTTCTAAAAATTTCTGTAATTGTTTAGCTAAATTTGTAATTATTGGGAATGGTTCATCCGGTAAAATTAATTTTTTTGCCTCTATTGTTGACATACTCATACTAGATTTTGAGCCATTAACAGAAACACCGTTAATTAATTTAGGCTCATAAACGATTGTTGAAAATGTGAAAGATGCCATTACATTATTTTCAACACTTGCATAATTTTTTCTGACATTACCAATAAATTGAGAACCTGTTAGATCAATATCTTTAATAAATAGCTGTAAACCATTGCTAAAAGGACTAACACCAAACGCTGATCCTATTTGTAATGATTTGCAGCCTAGATCACTATCAATTAAATGATATGTTGCACACTTCATAGGATCATAAATGGAACGTTAAAGAGTCTGTACAACCGTTCTAATTCTAGATCGTATTCATTTAATTCATTATCAATATGGTTTAATGGTGCTGCTTTTGCGGCATTACCATTTGCATAACTTACACTGTATTGTCCTGATACTGTTCTGGAAGTGATGACACCTGATACACCAGTTTTTACGGCTGCTCTGTTAACTTCTTTATGTATATTAGAAGCAACATAAAGCCTAACAGCGATCGAATAACTATCGCCAAAAATTGTCGGATCTATGAGTTTATAAGCTTCTAAAATTAGCTCATTAATAAACTCATTTGCAGCATTTTTTGGTAAACGATCATATAAGCTTGGATACCGTCTTTTAATTATCGCTGGTGTAACAGGATCAGCCATAAAATTATCCGTTTAATTTGCGCTTTCTGATTGCTAAAATTTGCTCTTTCTGCTTTTCGGCTAATGATGCTATATGTGGTCGTTTTTCGCCCATCATGGCACGTTCGATCCAAGATTCATGCATTGTAGCCTTTACAAGCTTAACAGCATCTAGATCGCTAAAATTGCGGTATCCTGGTTCATAATCATCTGGCTGAACCGGAATCAAAACTTCAATAGCGTTATGTCTAACGTCGGATTGTTTAACCATTCCAAAATTAAAATCAACTTCGTTAGGTTGTTCAGATGGAAAAAATGGATCGTTATACATGAGATAAGATTGATTGATCTTATTCATGCATATTTTTTTCCAATCAACTATTTTCAGGTGTTTAATTTCTTCGGTATCATCTACTGTCATACGATGGATACCAAGATTGGCACCAGGATGAACAAAGAAAGATTCAATCTGTACAGCTTCACCATCTTTTAGGTTTTCTGTATCTTGCATTAACTGGAAGTATTGACCACATCGCATTAACTGACGTTGGCTGATTCCTGTTAGGTCAGAATCCATTAGACCGGATGCAGCCTTAATTCTTCCTGGTGTAAAAATTAAAGCACAATAATCAGCTTCAATTTTAGGCTGATCTTTTTTTAGTTTTTCAACTGTTAGTATTGGTGTAGCCATAGTTAAAGACTCTTTAATGATTTATTAAACGTTACTAGCAATTACACCGCAAGTAGGATCAGTAACAATCACTCCACCAATTCGGGCGATCGCTCTTTCCTGATACATCATATCAGTCCATTGTTGAAATTCGTCCGGGATCTCCATTTCTTTAGCAATGGCAAAAAAGATTGGATACTTCAAAGCGTCATCATCTTCAGTTTCATCAATATCATAATCATCGCTGTCAGGTTCACGATCATAAGGCAAAACTAACATGGCATCCGTGCCATTTTCACCCTTACCAACTAAAGAATTATCTACGATAATTTCTTCAATTTGACCCATTGCAGCTTGATTTTCTAAGAATTGAGACAAAATGGTTTTATCTGATCCTGCTCGCATTGTTGAACCTAAAATCTGATGCGGTGCTTCTGGCATCACCAAAATTTTAGGTGTCCATAAACTATTAGAGTTAGCGATTGGCAAGCTAACAATATTTGTTAGCATGGCAAGCATGGCATCCGGTGAAGGTGCAAGCGCTAACGGTGTAGAGAAGTTAACTCTTCCCAATTGACTTGTTAACAGACCTTGCAGACCATAATCAGTATCACCGTAATAGCCTACACTGTTTATTTTCTTGTCCATCCCGTGAACAAGTGCTGTTGCGTAGCGGCTACTAATATTTGTACCGCGATTTTTTGCCTGTTGGATTTCTAACCATGTAATTTGAGTAAAATCAGAAATAGTTCTGATTGGATATTGCATCCGGTTGGCAAAAATGCCAACCCTTCCTCCGTCGTTTGCGTTAGGGGCAATAACCGTTGCAATTCCAAAAGAATCATACTCTAAAATTTCAATAGTATTTTCCCATTCGTAACCCTGCATTACTACTACAGGCATAATTTCACCACTAGCGATTTTTAATCGTGGGTGAGGTTTCATTGCAGCTTTAACTAAGCTTCTAGTAAGATCATTTCTAGCAAATACAGCTAAATCGGCATCTACTGTTGGTTGTTCTGCTGAACGTTGTGAATTATTTTTTTTGCGAGTAGTCATTATGATTCCTGGTAAATATTGAAGGTTTTAGAAGCGTTATTAAAGACTCTTTAATTAATTAAAGAACGTCAATATTCAATAGCACCAATCCAGCGGAATTATTTTTTGCCCAACAAGCTTTCTCCATAGGTAATTGACTGTAGTTTGGTGCAGCCGTTGATCTGAATGTTCCCTGTGTTCCATTTGCTACATCGTAGGATAGAAATACAGGTAAAGTTGGGTTAACAGGTGTAGGGGATTTAACGCAAATTTGCCCAGTTTTCAAACGTCCTACAGCTTGATTGGCTGTGTAGTAGCCGTTAACTTCAAGCGTCGTAAAAGCAGGTTCAGAAACATAATCAGCAAGATTAATCGTAGTGCATCCAGCAAATTTCAGCGTAGTGTCATCAATTGCACCAGTAGGCAATTTTGGCTTACCATCTTCGCCAACTACTAAGCCTCTACCGAATTTCAAACGTTCAGCACCTTTAGCTGCATTGTTTGTAACTGTTAGTTGATTAGTCGGTGTAGATCCACCATCCACTAATTCAAGCCTAATACCGCTTACAAAGCCTCTAACTGATACTTCTAAAGTGTTTGTGCCTTTTGCAGTACCTAACCCATTTAAGATGCTGTTAGCATTCCAAGCTGCGATCAATCCTGCTACAACTTCAGTAGCGCTAGGATTAGCGTCTGATTGATACTTAATACTTTGTCCGGTAGTCATCTCAGTTAAGCGATACATAGTAGCTTCCTGTACAGCTACGCTAGGAGTAACAACTAAAGCTTGTGGTGATGAATTACCTACATTAGGAATAGTATCAATTAGAAAATGCTCATGAAGCATTAACAGTCCTTCGATTAAGTCTGGTGTAGCACCAGTAGGAGAAGCATTAAGATAACTTGAGTACATTTTTAACTACCAATGATGGAATTTTCAGAAATTAAAAGCGGTGAATATGGAAGAGAATTAAAGACTCTTTAAGCGGTTTTTGTAACTTTTTTATTCCGGTTACGTCCTTTAATTCTGGCATCACGAATGCTCATATTTGTATCACTAGATGATCCACGATTAGCTTGGCTATCAGCGTTCAAACTAATAGAATCTGCTGCATCTTTTGTCTTCCCATCAACAGTATCTAGAATGGTTTTTGCCACACTGTACATTCCATCAACTGTGGCATCCGGTAAACCTTCAAGCAAAATATCTTTTTTCCATTCCTTAATAACTTGCTCTTGGATTTCTCTTGAATCCATCGCAATTAAAGACTCTTTAGTTGCATCAGGAATCAAATCTAAACCATCTAAAATTAGAGATAATCTAGAATTAATAACTTTAGTATCTACTGTAACAGTATCAACTGTTGGCGCTTTTGCAGCTTCAGTTTTTAACACTTCCACTTGTCCTTTCAAACTGTTATAACCATCACATACAGCCTGTACACTGTCAAATCCTGTAGATTTAACAATAGGCATCATAGGATCTTCCATCTTTGTTTGATCTGCTGCTGCTTTCAATTCTTGCACTAATGCCAACAATTGATTTATATGATCTTCAGGTATTGAAATTAGACCAGCTTCATCTACTTCATAATTATTTTGAACACCTTTTAGATCAACAGTAATAGATCGTTTCATTTTTTTAGAATCCTTTGTTATGTTTGCAGCAGCCATATCATAGTATTTTGTGTGATGTTCTTTTTTGATTTCTCCTGTAGAAATCAAAACATCAGCACTATCAAGATTGAGAACCTTTACAGTATTGCCTGATCTTCCATTTTCGCCAACATCCATCACGGCTAAATGGTTGTATGTTATGTGATCTTGTGGCTCCAAAGAATCAACGTTATAACCGTATTGTCTATGAGTGTATTTAGTATTATCGAATATTCCATCTTCAGGAATACGCTTAATAAAATACCCTGGTGAAAGTTCTTTATTACCTTGTTTAAGAACTGTTAAAGAGTCTTTAGTTTGAAAGTTTAGTCCTTTGATGCGTACATAGGGACTTGTTAAAGTAATATCTTCTACTTCATCACCAGTAACACCATGACCATACTTTCTAAAGTTTTCTGGTGTTACCATCACATAATTGTCATTCTCCATAGGATGACTGATTGTGATGGGTAAACCTGTAAGACTCTGCAAGCTTAACGGATGGAATACCTGATCAGGGTGTCTAAGTACTGACAACTTTTTTCCATCTGCTGTGTAGTAGTCTAATACACTAGCAATAGTAACGTTGGCATCTACTCGGAGGTGCCCCTGTTCATGTCGATATGGCTGATTTGCTGGTAAAGCCAATCCGCTATTGCGATCAACACAAAAAGATATACTTTCTTCTAAGTTTCCCATATCATTATTATCGCATTGATATTATAAATTTTATGTTTATTTATTGCCAATATGTTGCTTATTTATTGCCAATATGTTAATAGAAATTCAAATGATTTAATTATATGATATACTTATAGTTTGATGGCGAACAATAATTATAGTTAATGTTGTTGAAAGATGACAGGTAGAAAAGACTTAGGTGAAGTTGTTAGAATGCATCGCTTAAAATGCAGCTATACACGATATTACCTAGCTATAAAAACAAATGTTCATCCTAGCTTGATTACACGAATAGAACGTGGTGAGAGAGGGATTAACCCGCAATTATTAATACTCATTTGTAAAACATTAGATATTAAAAAAGTATGACTGATACAGGATTGCAAAATGATTCTAACTATCTAGATATGGTTAGAGGTTTAAGCTTAGGATCTGAAACTTACGGTATACCTGAATCTGCCAGCTTAAACGGATACAATCGTTATACAGAAATTTTTGAATCTTTGTATGATACAAATACATTTGCAGCAAATGTTATCGATCTATTGCCTCAATCTATGGGGCAAAACAAACCAACAATTAAATATCCTAACGCTGAAATAAATGGATATTTACAAGACCGAGTTAATAACATTATTCAACATTTTATAGATGCCTCTAAAATTGCTAGGTTAGTTGGCGGATCTGGCATCTTGATCGGTGCTAAAGGCTCTTTAAGTGAACCGATTGAACTATATGCTAGAGATCCACTTTATTACACAATTTTAGAAGGTGGTTCAACAGGTGAATTAAAAGTAGATTCAATAGACAAAAATCCTCAATCTAAAACATATCTTAAACCTTTATATTATCGTTTGAAATTTACAGATGAACCAATTCATGCATCTAGAATATTACCGTTTTATGGTATTAAACCATTAACTAAAAGACAATGGCGAAGGAATAAATATTGGGGTATATCGGTATTAGTTAGATGCTATGAAGCGTTAAAAAATCTAGATCGTACTGATACAGCGATCGCCTCAACTGTTGAAAAGTTTAGTAGAATTGTGATCAAAATTGCAGAGTTAACAGAACTAAGCAAAACACAAAAAGGACGAGATCAACTGGCAGAAAGATCTAGACAAATGAATTATAGTTGGAACTTACATAAAACTCTTCTCTTGCAGATGGGTGAAGAGGTAAGTAACTTAACAACTAATTATGATGGTGTGATCAATGCTGCTGAACATATTAAAAAAGTTTTAGCCTCTAGGACTGATACACCTTACACAAAATTATTTAATTCTTCTGCCTCTAAATCTGGATTATCAGGATCTAAATCGGATTCTGAAAGTGTTGATCGTGGTGATGAAAGACAATGGGCAGATTATGTTGATACTAAAAAAGTATCAGATTGGAATCCAAATCTATACAAACTTATTGATTATCTTCTACTAGGTTTAAGTATTGAAGATAGTGAAAAATATGAAATAGAACATCACAGCATTTTACAATTAACTGAAAGTGAAAGATCAGCAGTAGAAAAAACAAAAGCTGAAACAGCCCAAATATATATTGGTACTCAAGCTGTAACACCTGTAGACGTTGCAAAATCCTTAAAAGAGGGTGTCGATCTAGGATCTGTTATTGTTGTACCTGAACAACCGCTTATGATTCCTGGTAGGGTACCCATTAAAGCGTCTTTAATGCCTTCTCAACCTGAAGTTGGTGCATTGACACCTGAAACACCAAACAACGGTTTAAGAGCCTCACAGACAGGAATCATTAAAGACTCTTTCACAAGTGACGATGCAACTAGGGCACAGAAAAAAATTAAATGGAATGGCTTAAATATTGCTATCCAATATTTTCCGTTTCAGTTGCGTCACGGGAAAATGTTACTTGGTGCTTATGGTCATATTGAAAAAACTATTGCAGCAGATAAAATGGCTGCTGACGTTTATATTGGTACTAATTTAGAATCCAATAAAATTTTTGTTATCGATCAATGGATTGATGGAAAATTTGATGAAAAAAAATACATCATTGGTGTAAATGATTTGATGGAAGCTAAAAAACTTTATTTAGCTACTATGCCAGAATCTTTTATTGGTGGATTATATGAAACAAATATGGAAGAAATTAAGGAATTGCAAAAAGCGTATGATAAAAAACATTCATCTACAAAAGACGCTAAAGATGAGAATATTATAATTACTGGTAGAATTGTTTCTGCTGCAAATGATGATCGGGATTCTAAAGTATCTCAGAGAATTATTAATAATGTGGATGAACGACGCAAAAAACTATACCCATTAAATATGGCTGATATAGTTGATCCTGATTAAAGAGTCTTTAATGGAATTAATAAAAGATGGGTATTAGATGGAACGATGGAAAAAAACAGTATATAAAAGATGATGGATCTGCTGTTACCGATAAAGAATTAAAATCCTTATTGAAATTACATTTAGAAGATGGAAAAACTAGGGTTAACCAAATAGGTGAGAAATTATTAACTCAAAAGATTAGTCTTTTAGAATGGCAATTAAGAACTAGAGAGGAATTAAAAGAGTTACATTTAGCCAATTTGTTATTGGCTAGAGGTGGAAAAAATAATGTTACTTCTAAAGACTATGCAGAATTAGGGAGAACATTAAAAAACGAATATAAGCATTTAAGGGATTTTACAAAAGACTTAAATAGAGGCTACAACATAAAGAACGGACAAAATTATGAAATAACTAAAAAAGGATTTTTTGACAGACTAAATAAATATGTAAAAGCATCAGAAATCAGTTATGAAAAAGGTCTAAAAAATAATCATATTGAAACGGACTACAAGTATGCTCAACGATTTTTAAACTCTACTACTCCATGTGTTGAATGTTCATCATATGCAGCATTAGGAGTTATTGACATTGTTGAATTAATTCTACCTAAAGAAGCTTGTAGCTGTGGATCACGGTGCAAATGTACAGTAGAATATTACACAGATAAACCATAACAGGAATCACAATGGTAAAGAATTTTTTCAGACAATCACAAGCGGTTATGCTATTTGTTACGTGGTTAGGTACGCTTGAAGAAATAATGAAAGATAGGAAACTATCAAATGAAGAAATCAGCCAATTGGTGTTAGGACTTTTACCAATCTTACAGTTATATGGTGTAAATGTTACACCACAGCTAACATCACCAGTTGCTAGAAACATCTATGAAAAGATTCAATCAGCAGCAGCTATAAGTAATGTGGTAAATACGGCTGCTAGTTCTAATCTATCGGATATGATTCCTGATAGAAACGGAGAGAATTACACTTAAGACTTCAGGTGCATCTACATCTATTCTGAAGAATGTTATAGTTCATAGGGTTTAACCCTATGAACTTTTTTATGTTTGTTTTGCACTGAATTGAACTTTATAAGCATCACCGTCTATGGTTGCATAATTGCCGTCTATATCAACCCAAACTAGAAAAGCGGCATAACCTTCATGAAAGCCTAGCGCGTTCGTTGTAGGGTGTCCTGCTAGCCAATTAGGAGGAATCATCAACGTTGGTATATATTGAATCGGTTCAAACTCATCAGCGATTGTTATTGGTATTTTTGAATAATCTTGAAATCTTTTCAATATGTCAAAAGCATTTTTTTGTAATAGTGTTAATGTGCAACTAATGACAATCTGTTTAGGTGGTGGATATGTACCTCCAACAATTTGCAATCCTCCACCAATTGTCCGTCCCTCTGCTGACAGAAACTCATTTGGATTTCCGTTATAACTCTCAATTTCTGTTATTAATAATTGAACGTTTGTAGATGGGTGAGAGAGTTTGATCTTCTTAGTGAAGAGATACGGATCATTTTCAACAATGCCAGCACCATAAGTTACAATCATTTGTTAAAGACTCTTTAATTAAATAGTTGATCGTAGATGCGCCATCTGCAATTTAATCATTCGATCATAACTTCTGTATCCATTATCATCTGATTTGAATGTTACAGGTACAGTCATATTTGGCGATCTAGATTCAATCGTATTCCTTAGCATTTGAATTTCTGCTAATAATTGACCGTTTTGATTGATTGATTGTACCTGTTGAGGTGTATTGAATTTTGCCTGTCCTACACGTTGTAAGGCTGCTAAATTCTGCCTAACTTGCTGTTGTGTTAAAACACTACCATTGGCATCCGGTATAAAAATTTCCGGTGTAGATTTACCATCATCAAAAATTTGATAAGGTGTATTAGCTTTAACATTACCTCCATACCTTCTGCCTTGTATAGTTTGCCGATTGGTTTGTGTTGGTGTAGTAGTTGGCGTTTTATCTCCATCAACTTTAGTTTTATTTCTAATCGCTTCAATTCTTTCAGCCGTTGCAATATCAGCGTTACGCTGTTTATTGTTAAATGCCTCTTTTCTTTTTTCTGCTGCATCTTGGGCAATATCATCTAACTTGCGTTCTTTATCGTCAAATTTTTCTTTTCTAGCTTCTAAAGTTTTCTCATATCTATCTTTGATTTTTTGAATTGCTTCCTCATTTTTTGCATTTTTAACTGCGATTGCATCAGCAAGTTTTAGCCTTATTGGGTTGAGTGTTTTTTCCTCAAAAGCTAAACTAGTATTATTTATTTGCTCTTGCTGCTTAAGTTTAAGTGGTGTAATAACCTTATCTTCAAAGCTTAATCGTGCATTTGCTAATGCTTCATCCTGTTGTAATTTAAGCGGTGTAATAACATTAACTTCAAACTCTTCTTTTTTCTTATTCTGTGCCTCTTCAAACTCTTCTTTTTTCTTGTTTTGAGCCTCTTCAAACTCTTCTTTTTTCTTGTTTTGAGCCTCTTCTAATAATTCTTTTTTCTTATTCTGTGCCTCTTCAAACTCTTCTTTTTTCTTGTTTTGAGCCTCTTCAAAAGCTATCTTTTTAGCTTCTATTGGCGCTTGTAATTGTTCGCGTCGTAGTGCTAAAGTATCTTCTTTTGCAAAATCTTCTTTTAATTTTGCTTTTGCTTTTGCATCTAATTCAGGATCTTCGAGTTTAAGTGTTCGATCAACTTTACTTTGATCTTTAGTAATACCAGATTCAAACGCTTTACTAGCACCATTTAAGGTAGAATCAAACGCTTTCTTTTCACTATTTAATGTTTTTTCTAATGCTGATTTTTCAGCGTTAAGTGTACGTTCTAATGATTTACGATCATTATTTAGATCATTTTGAAAGGCTCTTGCAACAGATCTTTCACGATCATTAAATGATTTTTGTTCATTACGAATAACAGCTTCATTTGATCGTTTAATCGTGTTTTCTTGAGTATTAAAATCTTTATTTAATTCTCTAATTTCTGCATCATTATTTTTCCTAAGTGGATTTAGAACATCATTTTCAAATGCTTTTTTAGCCGTTTCTATTTCTATTTCGTTTCTTTTTCTTAGTTCATTTATTTCTTTTTCTTGTATTGCTTTTAGTGCATCAGTTTCTTTTGATTCCTGATCCTTAATTGTATCGATCGCCTTATCTTCTGTTTTAGCTCTAACACGTTTTTCTTTTTCTAATTGTCTTGATCTATCTCGTTCACTTGCTCTTTCTTTTATCGTTTCACTTGCTTTTATTGCATCAGCATTCCGTTTAATTTCTTGGGTTTCATCTTGTATTCTCTCTTTCGATTCTTTTTTAGATTCTGTATTTTTCTTGGTTGCATCACCTTCTTTAATAATTGGATCAATAGCACTTGCTAAAGTTGCTTTTTGTGCTTCAATTGCTTCAATCTGTCTTTTAATTAGATTGATGTTTGTTTCACGATTTTTATTTTGGGCATCTGCTGAACTGGTTACGCTTACATTACCTTTCGAATCTATCTCACCTGTTGTTACAAAATCAAGTGCTTTTCTAAAACCTGTATTTTTAACTTCCGGTGTTTTCTGAGCATCATCTAATTGTTGTTTAAGTAGTGTTAAAGCCTTTTCAGCATTTGCTAAAGACTCTTTAGCATTTTGTTTTTCCTGTTCAGTTATTGCTAAACCCTTTTGTCTTGATGCATTAACCGAATCAATCGCAGCTTTTAGTTTTTGTTGAGCGTTTAAGCCAACATCGCTTACTATTGCCGTCCTAGCGTTTAACACTTCTAATATATCGTTTTGCTCTTGTAATGCCTCTGTAGTCTTCACAATGCCAACTACAGCAGCACCAGCACCTAATACCGCTAGAGGTGCTAAAACAGACAACAGAGCAAACTTTAACCCACCTAGCGCACCTGTAGCCGTAATAGTATTACCTGTGAATACTTGCGTAGCAATTGAGCTAATAGCCGTTTGAGCCGATAATTTTAATTGATTAGCACCAGCTAAAGTAATTTGTGTGTTAAATAAGAATTTAGCTGCTGTTGCTGCTTTTGTAGCACCTGTACTTAAAATCGTTGCTGCTGTTTCTGCGACAGTTGCAGCAGCTTCACTAATTTTTAGTAACTGGTAAGTTGCAGTAACAGCGATCGCGGCTGCTATAGCACCTGTTAAAACAGTGACACCAAATACTAATTGTTGAACTATCGGAGGTGAAGCTAAAAAAGTATTAATTAAGTCTTTAGCCGTTAACGCTAAAGGCTCTAATGCACTCGATTGCAATTTACCTGTAGCGATCGATAATGTTGATAAACTGGAATCAAGTTGAACAGTAGCACCGCTTAAACCGCTTAAAGAGTCTTTACCAGCTTTTGCAGCTACACCTAAATTTCTAGATGCTTTTTCTACTTTATCAATATCAGCTTGTGTTCGTGTTAATAATGCACCAACAGCCCTTCCACCTTCAGTATCGAATAAAGCTTTTAGAATTATATCCCTTTCACCTTTATCAAACTTTGAAAGCTGTGCTTTGATAACTGGTAAAGTTTGCAATAGTGGCTTTAATTGTTTAGTGTCAGCATCTCTAATACTTACACCTAATAAATCGAATGCTTCACGCATTCTAGCGCTACCTCTAACAAGGCTCATAACCTCCGGATTCGCTTCTGCTGACGCGATTTTAAGCCTTGTCAATGCTGTGTCTAAGTTTCTGCCACCTTGTCCACCTTGTAAAGCAGCATCACCTAATAGCGTTAATAGACCAATAACATCTTCTACAGGCTGATTAGCTTCTCTACCAGATACACCTACATACTTTAATGATTCTCCTAATGATTCTACAGATACATTACCAGCGTTAGCAGCACCAACTAAAGCATCAATAACTCTTGGAATATCATTAGCTGTTAAGCCAAATTGCCTTACTGCTTTTGCTGCAATATCGCCTATACTACTCAAACTTGCACCAGACGCAAGAGAACCATCAATTAATGATGGTAGCGCTTTTGCAGTTTCTTCTATACTAAAACCTGCTCTAACTAATTCGATAGAAACATTAGCAATTTCTTGGGGTGTTTTAGCTGTTGCTTGCCCCAATTTTGTTACAGTTTTTTCAAAATTAGCTAACTTTTCTGTGCCAAATATTTCAGCCGTTATACCAACCTTTTTTATTGCGTCTTCATAAGCAATAAAATCTTTAGTTCCCTTTAATAAACCTACTCCTATAGTACCAGCTACAGCAGTACCAACTATAGCTGTGTTCTGCAAAGCTTCCTGTTTTTCAGATTCGCTTTTAACAAAATTCTTATTAACAGGTGTATTGTTAATTGTATCAAATTGATCGGATGTAATTTTTAACTGTGTAGATAATTGTTTCTGAATGTTTGTTAATTCTACACCAGCGCTCTGAAGCTTTTTATAAGTATTAACAGCTTCATTTGCCGCTAAGGAATCACCTTTAAAAGCTTGTGTAACTGCTGTTATCGCTGTTTGATTACCCTTCAAACTTACAGCTAAATCGTTAGTGGCTTTAACAGCTTTTTGTTTTTGATCGGCTGCTTCTTTCGCAGCTTTTGCTGATTCCCTTTGCGCTTGCGCTTCTGCTGTTAAAGACTCTTTAACCTTTTGAGCCGTTAATCTAGCATTCAATTCAAACTGTTTTTGTGCCTCAATTGTTCGAGCCTTCTGAGCAGCAGCTAGATCTTTCTCTGCCTGTGCCTGTGCTGCTATCTCTTCCTTTAGCTTCTGAGCAGACAGCTTGGCGTTAGTCTGAAAAATCTTCTCAGCTTCTACCTGTTGAGCCTTCTGAGCAGCAGCTAGATCTTTCTCTGCCTGTGCCTGTGCTGCTATCTCTTCCTTTAGCTTCTGAGCAGACAGCTTGGCGTTAGTCTGAAAAATCTTCTCAGCTTCTACCTGTTGAGCCTTCTGAGCAGCAGCTAGATCTTTCTCTGCCTGTGCCTGTGCTGCTATCTCTTCCTTTAGCTTCTGAGCAGACAGCTTGGCGTTAGTCTGAAAAATCTTCTCAGCTTCTACCTGTTGAGCCTTCTGAGCAGCAGCTAGATCTTTCTCTGCCTGTGCCTGTGCTGCTATCTCTTCCTTTAGCTTCTGAGCAGACAGCTTGGCGTTAGTCTGAAAAATCTTCTCAGCTTCTACCTGTTGAGCCTTCTGAGCAGCAGCTAGATCTTTCTCTGCCTGTGCCTGTGCTGCTATCTCTTCCTTTAGCTTCTGAGCAGACAGCTTGGCGTTAGTCTGAAAAATCTTCTCAGCTTCTACCTGTTGAGCCTTCTGAGCAGCAGCTAGATCTTTCTCTGCCTGTGCCTGTGCTGCTATCTCTTCCTTTAGCTTCTGAGCAGACAGCTTGGCGTTAGTCTGAAAAATCTTCTCAGCTTCTACCTGTTGAGCCTTCTGAGCAGCAGCTAGATCTTTCTCTGCCTGTGCCTGTGCTGCTATCTCTTCCTTTAGCTTCTGAGCAGACAGCTTGGCGTTAGTCTGAAAAATCTTCTCAGCTTCTACCTGTTGAGCCTTCTGAGCAGCAGCTAGATCTTTCTCTGCCTGTGCCTGTGCTGCTATCTCTTCCTTTAGCTTCTGAGCAGACAGCTTGGCGTTAGTCTGAAAAATCTTCTCAGCTTCTACCTGTTGAGCCTTCTGAGCAGCAGCTAGATCTTTCTCTGCCTGTGCCTGTGCTGCTATCTCTTCCTTTAGCTTCTGAGCAGACAGCTTGGCGTTAGTCTGAAAAATCTTCTCAGCTTCTACCTGTTGAGCCTTCTGAGCAGCAGCTAGATCTTTCTCTGCCTGTGCCTGTGCTGCTATCTCTTCCTTTAGCTTCTGAGCAGACAGCTTGGCGTTAGTCTGAAAAATCTTCTCAGCTTCTACCTGTTGAGCCTTCTGAGCAGCAGCTAGATCTTTCTCTGCCTGTGCCTGTGCTGCTATCTCTTCCTTTAGCTTCTGAGCAGACAGCTTGGCGTTAGTCTGAAAAATCTTCTCAGCTTCTACCTGTTGAGCCTTCTGAGCAGCAGCTAGATCTTTCTCTGCCTGTGCCTGTGCTGCTATCTCTTCCTTTAGCTTCTGAGCAGACAGCTTGGCGTTAGTCTGAAAAATCTTCTCAGCTTCTACCTGTTGAGCCTTCTGAGCAGCAGCTAGATCTTTCTCTGCCTGTGCCTGTGCTGCTATCTCTTCCTTTAGCTTCTGAGCAGACAGCTTGGCGTTAGTCTGAAAAATCTTCTCAGCTTCTACCTGTTGAGCCTTCTGAGCAGCAGCTAGATCTTTCTCTGCCTGTGCCTGTGCTGCTATCTCTTCCTTTAGCTTCTGAGCAGACAGCTTGGCGTTAGTCTGAAAAATCTTCTCAGCTTCTACCTGTTGAGCCTTCTGAGCAGCAGCTAGATCTTTCTCTGCCTGTGCCTGTGCTGCTATCTCTTCCTTTAGCTTCTGAGCAGACAGCTTGGCGTTAGTCTGAAAAATCTTCTCAGCTTCTACCTGTTGAGCCTTCTGAGCAGCAGCTAGATCTTTCTCTGCCTGTGCCTGTGCTGCTATCTCTTCCTTTAGCTTCTGAGCAGACAGCTTGGCGTTAGTCTGAAAAATCTTCTCAGCTTCTACCTGTTGAGCCTTCTGAGCAGCAGCTAGATCTTTCTCTGCCTGTGCCTGTGCTGCTATCTCTTCCTTTAGCTTCTGAGCAGACAGCTTGGCGTTAGTCTGAAAAATCTTCTCAGCTTCTACCTGTTGAGCCTTCTGAGCAGCAGCTAGATCTTTCTCTGCCTGTGCCTGTGCTGCTATCTCTTCCTTTAGCTTCTGAGCAGACAGCTTGGCGTTAGTCTGAAAAATCTTCTCAGCTTCTACCTGTTGAGCCTTCTGAGCAGCAGCTAGATCTTTCTCTGCCTGTGCCTGTGCTGCTATCTCTTCCTTTAGCTTCTGAGCAGACAGCTTGGCGTTAGTCTGAAAAATCTTCTCAGCTTCTACCTGTTGAGCCTTCTGAGCAGCAGCTAGATCTTTCTCTGCCTGTGCCTGTGCTGCTATCTCTTCCTTTAGCTTCTGAGCAGACAGCTTGGCGTTAGTCTGAAAAATCTTCTCAGCTTCTACCTGTTGAGCCTTCTGAGCAGCAGCTAGATCTTTCTCTGCCTGTGCCTGTGCTGCTATCTCTTCCTTTAGCTTCTGAGCAGACAGCTTGGCGTTAGTCTGAAAATCTTCTCAGCTTCTACCTGTTGAGCCTTCTGAGCAGCAGCTAGATCTTTCTCTGCCTGTGCCTGTGCTGCTATCTCTTCCTTTAGCTTCTGAGCAGACAGCTTGGCGTTAGTCTGAAAAATCTTCTCAGCTTCTACCTGTTGAGCCTTCTGAGCAGCAGCTAGATCTTTCTCTGCCTGTGCCTGTGCTGCTATCTCTTCCTTTAGCTTCTGAGCAGACAGCTTGGCGTTAGTCTGAAAAATCTTCTCAGCTTCTACCTGTTGAGCCTTCTGAGCAGCAGCTAGATCTTTCTCTGCCTGTGCCTGTGCTGCTATCTCTTCCTTTAGCTTCTGAGCAGACAGCTTGCGTTAGTCTGAAAAATCTTCTCAGCTTCTACCTGTTGAGCCTTCTGAGCAGCAGCTAGATCTTTCTCTGCCTGTGCCTGTGCTGCTATCTCTTCCTTTAGCTTCTGAGCAGACAGCTTGGCGTTAGTCTGAAAAATCTTCTCAGCTTCTACCTGTTGAGCCTTCTGAGCAGCAGCTAGATCTTTCTCTGCCTGTGCCTGTGCTGCTATCTCTTCCTTTAGCTTCTGAGCAGACAGCTTGGCGTTAGTCTGAAAAATCTTCTCAGCTTCTACCTGTTGAGCCTTCTGAGCAGCAGCTAGATCTTTCTCTGCCTGTGCCTGTGCTGCTATCTCTTCCTTTAGCTTCTGAGCAGACAGCTTGGCGTTAGTCTGAAAAATCTTCTCAGCTTCTACCTGTTGAGCCTTCTGAGCAGCAGCTAGATCTTTCTCTGCCTGTGCCTGTGCTGCTATCTCTTCCTTTAGCTTCTGAGCAGACAGCTTGGCGTTAGTCTGAAAAATCTTCTCAGCTTCTACCTGTTGAGCCTTCTGAGCAGCAGCTAGATCTTTCTCTGCCTGTGCCTGTGCTGCTATCTCTTCCTTTAGCTTCTGAGCAGACAGCTTGGCGTTAGTCTGAAAAATTTTCTCAGCTTCTACCTGTTGAACCTTCTGAGCAGCAGCTAGATCTTTCTCTGCCTGTGCCTGTGCTGCTATCTCTTCCTTTAGCTTCTGAGCAGACAGCTTGGCGTTAGTCTGAAAAATCTTCTCAGCTTCTACCTGTTGAACCTTCTGAGCAGCAGCTAGATCTTTCTCTGCCTGTGCCTGTGCTGCTATCTCTTCCTTTAGCTTCTGAGCAGACAGCTTGGCGTTAGTCTGAAAAATCTTCTCAGCTTCTACCTGTTGAACCTTCTGAGCAGCAGCTAGATCTTTCTCTGCCTGTGCCTGTGCTGCTATCTCTTCCTTTAGCTTCTGAGCAGACAGCTTGGCGTTAGTCTGAAAAATCTTCTCAGCTTCTACCTGTTGAACCTTCTGAGCAGCAGCTAGATCTTTCTCTGCCTGTGCCTGTGCTGCTATCTCTTCCTTTAGCTTCTGAGCAGACAGCTTGGCGTTAGTCTGAAAAATCTTCTCAGCTTCTACCTGTTGAGCCTTCTGAGATGCTGTTAACTCCTTTTGTGCTTGACTTTGAGCAATTAAAGACTCTTTAACTTTTTGCTGGCTTAACTTAGAATTTGTTGCAAATTCTTTTTCAGATTGTATCTGTGTTGCTTTTTTAGCTGCTTCTAATTCTTTTTGTGCTTGTGTCTGTTGTTTTGCAGCTTCTACAGCCTTTTTTTGTTCGGCTGTTAATTGCTGAAAAGATTTTGCTGTTATACCATTACTATCAGCATAATCTTTGGCTTTTCTCGTAGCCTCTTCTACACTTAAACCCTGTGCCTGATAAGCTTTTGCAGCATCTTTGAGAAATTTTTCAAGTTGCTTTTGTGAGTCTGCTAATTTGTTAACATCTGCTATAGTTTCTCTTAAACCAGATGTACTAAACTTTAAGACTGTATCAGACATAATTAAAGACTCTTTAACAATTACGGTTGATTTTTATCTGTATCTGAAACATTATCAATATGTTTCTTTTTACCAAACCGCTTTTCAAACATATCTCTATAACGTTCTTTTTTAGCGGGTTTATTTTCAGGATCTTTAGCAGCCATATCTCTTAAACGTTGATAATGTGTTGCTAAATATCCCTCTATTAATTCCTGTGATGATTCCTGAAAGAGTTTTTCTGCTTTTTCCAAACTGCCTTCTTTTTCAGCAAGATTTGTTAAAGTTTGGTAATAATAATCCTCCCAAGTTGATTGTAATTCCTCTGGTTTTATATCATTTCTCTGAACTTCCTTAAAATGCATTTCAGATATAAAACCCTTATGGGTGATACCTTCACCATCTACATAAGAGTGAACCAATGCTTCTAATAACTGAATATCTAAAACATTAGGATCAAGTTTTACAAGTTTAATAATACTATCAGCAACGTTAAAGACTCTTTCATTCGCTTCTATTGCTTCTATAAATGAAATCTCTAGAGTAGGATCTACTCTAGAGATTTCAGACCAAAAAAGATCAAATAAAATCCGTAGATCTGTTATTGCATTAATAGAGCAACCTTTAATAATTACAGGTTTGTTATTAATATCAAAAAACGTAGATCTACGAATTTCTAAATGATGCTTTTGAGAAGTCATTAAAGAGCCTTTATTACAGTTCTAACATCTGAAAAGGTGTCCGTTTCCCTGGTGCAATACCAACAGTAAAACGGTGTTCAATTTCTGCAACATCAGCAGATTTTAAGCCCATTCCGCTAATTTTACTCAACGAAGGACAAATCAGAATAAACCCGTCAGGGAAAGCATCACTAATTAGTTTCATGCTTGCATAGATTGGCGCACCGCTAAACACAACAGGATTATTAATAAATCCTAAACCCTGTTTATTGGTCGCTTCTTTAGGATAGCTAATGTTAACTGGCGCACCTGCTTGGGCTGCATTAAAAGTAAGATCACCAGCTTCAACAGCACTAAATTGTCCGGTTGTGGGTACACCTGCAACGTTAGCCAATGCTAATCCTGTACGATTACCTCCGGTAATATTCCAGATTCCACCTTCAAACATTGTTACCATTACTTGATCCGGATCTGTAATCGTATCGCCCAAATCTACAGTAAATGGTGCTTCTAGCGGAACCATCGCTTCAACCATTTCATAATAAATTTCAGATGTACTGGTAGCAGCTTTTTCACCAAATCCCATTTCAAACGATCGCTTATCAATAGTTTGAGTTTTAATTGATAACTCATACTTTGAAAGGGTAATTCTAGAGTCACTTACAATAGACTGACCTTGTAAATTAAACCGCTTACCTTCTGCAATACTTACGGTTGGGACTAGTTCAATGTCAGAATATCCACCTGGAAAAAGCCCCATAGTAGGGTGTCTAAATTGAATTTCGCCGTATCCGTCAATTACCTGACTACCCATTTTTCTTACCTATTTAGTGAGTTAATTTGAGGCTGCAATATCGATCATTTATTCCATTTTATCATCTATAAGTATTGATTATATGTTCAATTGTTGCCAATAAATATGTGTTAAAGACTCTTTAACGCTACACTTTATAGTCAACATATACAGATACATTACCTTCGTATAATAAATCACTGTCTACTTCCTGATTACCTGTAGATAGCTGTCTAATATCTTTTTTGATGCTTTGTACCCTAGTACCTTTTAAGGCTGTTGGTGATTTCCAATTTGGATGATTCAGAATGATTCCTGTAACTGCTAAATTGTTCTCAATTAAATTTGAAACATATTCACCAGCGTTTAACAGCTTAGAATCTATATCCTCTAAACTGTTACCATGTGCAGTTATTTTCAACTCAATCTGAAGATTAAAACCTTTTGATGCTGCAAAAGGTTGATGTACTTTTGTACCTCTTTTATTTATCGGTTCAAACTGATAGATATTAACGTATCCGAAAAGTGTAGCATCATCATTTTTTGATGAATCCCAATCAATACCAGTTAAAGTTTTTAGTAAACTTGTAAAGACTCTTTAATCAGATTAATCAACGAATTGTAAGATTCAATTGCACTCATAAACTATCCTATAATTTTAATACCATCAATTCTCTTTTCAATACGTGTAATAGCTCGTAATATTGCACCATTCTTAACAGGTTGCCCAGTAACCGGATCAAACTCCTTAAAGTTTCTTTTGCTTCTTTGTGTTCCTCTCTACCAATTTTTCTAGCCACTAAGA